GTTTTTTGGCTTATCCGTTATCTTTTGTCCCATCTTAGGCGACATTTTTTCTCACCACCTTCCAATTTGTAATTACATTTTGATTTTAACTTTGTAATTACATTTTGTCAAGTGTTTTTTGTTTTTTTGATAAAGAAAGAAAATAAAAAAGGGATTTCTTTTCAGAAATCCCTTTAATATATCCTACTTGTAACTTTTAATTAACTCATTCAGTTGGCTTTCGTCTACAGAATAATGAAATTCATAATTTGAACCGTCATATTCTCCCATCATGCTGTTTAATTTTTCTGCCACGGATTCGCCTACCGCACTTCCTTTTTTCTCCCAATCATCGTTAGAGTTCCACGCTTCTTTTACACTTTGCCGCTCATAAGTACTGAAAATTTTGTTCCATTCCTCTCCTGTTCCTTCGTAATATATCTGTATTTTGCTTTCTTCCTCTGGATGCAAATATCTTAGCGAAACATCATAGACACACTTCATAGTATTAGGGAAGTATACCGCCTGTATGCCGCTGGAATTAAAAGTGGTGTTCGCTATTTCCTCAATGCCATTTTCAAAAATAATAAATTTCACTTTAGAACTGCCAATAATACAGGAGAAATCAGACAAATCTGTTTTATATTTGCTCCCATCGGATTCATATTCAGAAAGGATATATAAAACCTCATTTTTCCCGTTGTATTTAGTTAATTTTACACTATCATCTACAATCTCATAATCATAATCAGATAACGCAGCTTTAGCTTCGGATACTAATCTGGCTGTTTTTTCTTCCTCTGTTTCTGTGCTCCCACAGCCTGTAAATATCAAGCAAGCAAGCAATAAAACAATAGTTTTTTTCATTCTAAAATTCTCTCCTTTACTATGTAAGCATCCATTGCTTTTTATTATTTTCTGTTTTCTTCTTCCGCTCTTTCTCTGCCCTCAACATATTTATTGCAGGAACTTATAAAACTTTTCATTGCCGGGGATATATAACTGCTGTCGGGGTCTACGCGGCAACAAAAATCATCACTGTTTGTATTATTGCTTTTTTCAATTCTCTTTTTGATTTCCGCCCTTTGTTCTTGCGTCAGTCTATTCTCCTTATTCTTTGAAACATTTTTTCTGTTCTCTTTTTTCTGTATGGCTTTTTTAATTATCAAATATAATCCATAGGTCATTGCAAGTGTAGTAACAATACCGAGTATAGCAGGAAAAAATATACATAATGCAATCCCCGCTGAACAAATCAGTAGGACAACCAAACAGCCCTTCAAATGGTCAATAAATCTAACGCAAATGAACAATACTATGACGGTTATAAACCAAGCCATTTCTTATCCTTCGTATTTTGTTTGCAACCATTCTATTTCATTTTTTGGTATTTCTACAGTTCTTCCGTCAGATGTTTTGTATTTATAAATGCCAAATTGCACAATAGATGTACCGTTAGAATATAGCTGCCAATACTCAGAATTTTCCGATTTTTTCTCTAATTTTTTGATGTAGTAATAGTTATATGGGATGCTGTCCACACTCTCCCCGTAAGCGTCAAAACAGTTAATATAAATATCAAATCTATCGATGTCATAGTTTGTGTTATTCTTGAAATCAAGATACAGCTTCGGCAATCCATATTCATAATCTAAAGTTGCGCCCGTTATTTCAATATCGTTGTTTTTGCCGTCTTTTGTTTTCGATGTAGATGTATCGGCAGGCACTTCGCCCAGATAAACCGTTTTCGTTGCGCCATCCCATGTAACATCTTTACCAACTGCTTCTGCTACTGCTCTGACTGGCAGGTATGTTGTGCCGTTGTATGTAAACGGTTCTTTGCTTGTGGAAAGCTGTTTCCCATCAACAATAATCTTGATGTTGCTGAATGATACAGGGATACTTGTGTTTGCCACCTTAGCAAATGCCACCGTTCCAGAACACAAAACCATTGATGCAACCGCAGCACCGCAAACCATGTCTTTTAATCTTTGAAATTTCATATAAAACCCTCCTTTTTGTTTTGTCCTTCCATCATATAACACTAACAAAATTTTTTCAATATTTTTTGCCTTTTTGTGAATTTTTTGCCTTTTTGGTGGGTTTTTGAAATTTGCTTTTAATTTTTTTCGCCCCGTATTCGCCCATCTAAGCCGCTTTTTATTCTGCTTGACCGATTGACCGTCGAAAAAAGAAAACGCCCTCTCACAAGTCGCAGAGGGGCAGAGAAAGCATTTCCTTATTCAGTTTTTCAAGGTCGAATTTTTCAAGCCTCGACGGGTCAAACGCCTGTAATTTTTCTATACATTCTTTCCTTGTTTTTCCGTAAACACCTATTAACATACCGCTTTTTTCTTCTGTCACGCCCCAAGAACAGCTACCTCCGCCGCAGATGTAAAATGTGAAGCTACCACGTTCCACCCTGTATCCTTCCGCCTGCACACGTTCCCTTTTTCTCCCTGCAATCTGACGGACTGCATAAAATGTTTCTTTTTTCACGTGTTCCGCTCCTTAATCCAACAGGTCTAAAATAGATTGCAACCCGTCTTTATCCCAACCGTCATCAACTGCAACCTGCAATAGCTCTCTAATCTCATTGATGAATTGATATGGAGCCATCCTTTTGATTTCCTGTTCTGACAAATGGAACGCCCAAGACACATCCATACCGCCGTGTGCGTTATCACTGCTTTCAACCCAATCATTTGTATTGTTCGTAGTGGTGTACCACACAAACTCAGAAATTCCTCCCCATTCTCTTGTATCCTCTGCAAATTTGATTGCTATTTTGGTATAATAATCTAATGCCATAAAAATTCCCCTTTCTAACTTTGTTCCGCTTTCTTTTACATTTTACCTACCCAATCTGCAGAACGTCAAGCCCTGCGGATGCCTTTTTATAGAATCCCGAACCCGACCGCCAAAAATTCTATGACGGTTGCAGCTGTTGCCATGCCATAAAAAACAGTTTCATTTCTTGCCGCCCCTCCTTTTCTTAACAATAATACCAACAAATAAACCCTTTTTCCGTATTGTCTCGACTGCTCCAAGGTGTATAATGTGCTGGCTTATTCTGTCTCATGTAATAAGTAGCTGCCTTATTTATTCCTTGACAAAATTCTTTAGCTTCTTCCTCTGTTGTTTTGATTTCAAATGTGCGGTTATATCTTTTCATTTTTTATCCTCCTCGTTCGTAATCCGGCTTGTCTCATCAGTTGGAAGGTTGCCACCCTACCCAAGACCGCCCGAAGGCGGTTTCGACTATTTCACTTGTTCCAAAATCTGTGCATATATAGACTTTTTCGACTTGTCAACCTCTTTATAGATACATCCGCTATATACTTTGTTTTTCGAGCCATTGCAGGACTTTTTAATTTTTTTGCAGTTGTAGCACATTGGGTTATATTCCAATGATTCAATGTCTTTTCTGCGTGCCTTGCTTCTTTCTACCTGTTCATCTGTTGTAACCATGATATATTTTCCCATGTTCAAAACCTCGCTTTCGTTTCGTGTAGTCTGCCATCGTCAGAGCCGGGAGACTATCCCACGGCTGACGGTCATTTCTGACCGTTTCGGCTCAATCCTCAAAAATTATTTCTGTAAATTCCTTCGGTGTAACAGATTCAATTGCAACATTTTCGTTTTTCAAATCCGCAAATCGTTTAGCGTTGCTATATTTTTTAAAAAATTTAACGCCATTAAATCCATAGTTTAAAAATACGATGTGAACCTTTACCATGTTATTTCCTCCTTCGTTGTCCCTTGTTGTTTTCTATGGTCTTATTATATCGCTAACGTGTTATTATTGCAATATGTAATAATAGCCAAAATAACACGATAACACTATATATTTATTGTGCAAATTATATATCGTTATCGTTATAAATATATAACGATAACATTAACACGATAACACTAATATGTTGACACGATAACATTATTATGATATCGTTATAATAAGTAACACGATAACAAAAAAGGAGGTCGCGAGATGGCTACAAGTAAAGCCCACATAAGGGCAACCGCAAAATATGAAAAGAACAACTATTTTAAAACCCTTGTCAGATTTAAAAAGGAGGATGAGGAACGAATCAGAAACGCCGCAGGTGACAGCCTGAACGGATTCATCGTTAAATGCGTATTAGACAAGCTGAACGGCGAAGAATCTACAGAAGCAGCAGACACTACACCAGATACAGAAGCAGCAGAGATTGCCCCTGTAGAGCCGGAAACGCCAGAACCGACTAAGCCGCTACCAGATGCAGAAACGCCCGAAAACGGCTTGAAACCGCTAACAATCGAGGATATCCAAGCCATGCTTGATAACAGGAAAGCAGACGAAATCAGGAGGGAGAAAGAAAGGCAGGAACGGAAAGAACAGGAGGAGCAGGAACGGCGCAAGCTGCTAGCAAATCCAGAATACGCCGCCACCTATGCACAGCTTATGGCAATGGATACCGCAGAGAAGGAAAAGAAACGAGCCGAAACACTCACAAGGGCAAGACTGGAAATAATTTAATTGATAGCCGTCAGGAATGGCGGCTATTTTTCCTACATTTTACCATTTATATAACTTTCAAAAGATACATTTAAAAAGTTATATAACTTTCAAAAGATATCTTTCAAAAGTTATAACAGATTGATTTTTTTACCGAAAAATCTATATAATCTTTAGCAAAAAATCAAAGGAGGCGTATTAAAATGATTGTGTTTAAATTTGACGTTTCGGCTGCGTTAGAATCAGCTGGAATCAATTCCTACACAGCTACGAAAAACGGTTTGTTATCTGTCGATACATGGCGAAAAATCAAGAAAAACGATGCAAATATCAGTATGAAAACACTGAACAAAATTTGTGTAATTCTGAATATGAAACCAGAACATTTGATTACATATAAACTGGACGAAAACGAAGATTCCGCCATAATTAAAAGGCTGGAAAATCTTGGGTAAAACTATAACGGTAAAAAGTTATACGATACCCCATCCATACCCCATGTAAGCATCTGTATACTGTTGTAGTAGAATTAAATCTAACTGGTAATTAAAAATAAAACCAGTAAATTTAAAATTCATAGTTGCAATTAAATCTAACTAGTAATTTATAGTACAACTAGTAAATTTAATCTAAAAACAGAAAAACTAGTTTTTAAATTTTATATTGACAATCAGAATAATTTTTTGTATGATTGGATTAAATTAAAAAACAATTTAACGGACGTTGGCCTGCTGCCGTTGCGGTCAGTGTTCCGGCAGGCAAGGACGGCACCCAAATTTTTCACGCAGATACCAACACGCCGCAGAATGAGAGTAAAATCTTTTTCTGTGGCTTTTTTAATTTACCAGAGCAGGACGAAGGAAGGAGGCGCGGAGCATGGAAAATAAAATTTATGATTCAGAAATCGAAGCGTGCCTAGATTCATTTTGCGCTGAAAAAGGAATCACGAATATTTCAAAGGAATCACAAAGCGTCTGGAACGCCGCCCTGATGTATATTAAAAAAATTGTATTCCCGGATGTTAAACAGTTAAAATCAAATACCCTATTCAAAAACGGTATAGGAGCAATGAGTAATTGTAATGCCTATAACTATGAACTTGTAGACCATATTTGTGATATATATATTTATTTATCTTTAATGAACGATAAAGAAGTATCTATCAATGGGTTTAGTTATTTAACTGGTATTAGCAGAGATACCATAGAAGAATGGGGTCATAATAATAAAAAATTAAGTAATAAAGCCTTCCCTATTTACAAAAAGCTGGTAGATACAAGGCTAGAAAGTTTATCAGGTAAATTAGCGACAGGCAAACAGAATCCTGTTGGTGTGATTGCGATTCTCAACCACTTCTACGGATGGAATAGCCCATATACAGCAGATGCCAATAGACATGCCGCCGCCCTATCTGCTGCTGAACTTCCGCGCCTAAACAATGCAAAAACTGTTCATGTTGCACAGGATGCAGGCGATTTGATAGACGATGAAAACGGCGAAATCAATATATAGCGTTAAAATAATTCTTGACACAATATGTTGATTGCAATTTATTCGCATAACTTTTATTTTGCGAATAAATATAAAAAATAATAACCAATGCGGACGAATGGCGGTTGTTATAGCTTGAATGTTCCGCCGCTAAAAATGGATGGGGGTGGGGGTCTGGATGGGAACGAAAAAAGCCGCTACTTAGCCCCACAAATATCCGCAAAAACAAAAAGCCCCCATCTGCACAAAGGAGTGATAAAAATGTTTTGGAACCCATTTAGAAGAATTAAAGATTTAGAATTCGATGTCGATGTGCGAGACCGTACAATCGAAAATCTGAAAAATGAGATTGAGAGATTAGAATCTCCTACAAGACCAAAGTATAATCCCAATGCAACCTGCACCGACTGCAAATATCTTGTTGTTAAAGAGCGGGCACCCTTCGGAGATATCTATTATTGCAAACTCAATAATAACTGCGAAGATTACACTTTGAAAGAGCAAGTAGGCGGTGTTACATATGTACGATGAAAAAGAATGTTGCGGTAAGTGCAAATATGCCAGTATAGACCATGAGCTGCTTTTTACTTGCAATAACGAGGATAGTGAATATTACACTGATTACACGGAATATGATTATGGCTGCGATTATTTTGAACCGAAGGAGTGAACGGTATGAGAATTATTAGCCAGAGAGGAAAGGGTTCTGTTGATGAATATGGATGCTATATCTATATCAACGAGCGGAACGAAATTATTGGAGACATGGGAAAAACAGCCGCTTTGCTTGGCTCATACAAAACTATAGAACGCGCAAAAGAAGTCTTTGACGAACTTCATGCGGCATACGAAGAATTGCCATTCTCTGGAAACAATATTTTCCGCATGCCAAAGGAATAATACCGATATGTACCCTGTTTGTTGCGCTTGCCTTTGAGCGGTTTAGTTCATGACTGTACGGCGATTATGGCAAGAAACAAGGCGGCTATAGACGCTTATCTTCGGAAGCAGGGTCTTATATATGCACCAGTAGTTTAATGGCGAGAACGTCAGACTTCCAATCTAACGGCGTGGGTTCGATTCCCATCTGGTGCTTTTCATCGGGTTTGGACATTTCCCCGATGGATAACACGACCTTTCACCCACTAGGGGAATCCTGTTAAGAGCCATCGCACGGCTCGGTGGGATTTTGGCTTGTATGTCGATGGAGCCGGCAGCAAGACCAAACACTAACTTCATATTTGGGGCGTTTTAACGGCATCGCGCCCCATTCCGGATTCTTAGTTCAGTTGGTTAGAGCCTCCGTCTCATAAACGGAAAGTCCTCGGTTCAAGTCCGAGAGAATCCACTTGCGGTCTTTCGGTATCGTTGGTTATCGCGCCCATTGATTTTGCTGACTGACCGCACCCCATGCCCCTTCTTCTTGTCAGTCCGTTTTTGAGGTTTCGTGACTGACATTAAACTCAAAGCTGAAAAACCGATAATTAGCCAACATACCGAAATGGCTATAACGGCGTGGTCTTGAAAACCATTGTGTCGGTTAGAATCCGACATGGGGGTTCAAATCCCTCTGTTGGCGATTGGGTTCACGATAAAAGCCCAGTGCGCAACCTTATGGGTTAAAATCGTTGTAAAAATGCGTGGTCGAAAGCGGTCTTTTAGGTCTGCGATAAAGCGGACTTGCCCCGGGTTATTAGCCTGCAAATAGACATGGCATAATTCAATTTTGAATTATGGTAGATGGTGGCGGAATAGGTATACGCTTGGAGTTCCCATTATGAATAATAATGCCAAGAAAGCACTCCCAATGGGACACAGGGAGATAGGTCTTTTATGCGTGGTGCAAATCCACGCCCATCTAATAGGTCTGGTAGCACCAGAATAGAGTGTTGGTTGCATGAATCCCACTTGAATTAAAAAAGTGACGATAAGCAGATTGGTTGTTGCCTTTTCTGCTTATCGGAGGATGCACAGTTTATTCAGATTTTTTTATAAAAAAGGCGGTGTTTGCAATGGCGAAAGGCGTAAAAACCATAAACAAGAGAAAATTTTTTGAAGCGTTTGAGGATTTTTGTAGCGGTCGCATAACGCTGTCCAAAGCTGCAAGGCATATCGGCGTTAGTGTTCCTACAGCATCAAAATATTTCAATATGCACATAAAGGGAGAGCCATTTCCGGATACGCTGTTCGGGGACGAAGACCGTCAGAATCGACTTGAACAGTCTGAGAAATTCAGCTCTGATTTAAGAAGGGTATATGACAGCAGATTATTCGGCAAGTGATAACGGATGATGAATAGTTGCGCTTTAATGAGTTGTAAAAAAATGATTACTGATTGTTATTGTGCAAGGATTTTGCCTATGAGAGAGAAATCTATAACAGGTAAATACATAGGGAACGCCATAGGATACTGTCACTGTAAGGCTCATACTGGGGCGTTAAACAAGGAGCTTGCTTATAAGCATAAATGTATCGCTAAGCGGTGCAAATGGCTTGAGAAGTACAATGATGAGGCGTGGAGAAGAAAAGAAAGGTATGTGCGGTAATGAAAAGCAAAACACTTGAAGAATTGGAAGAAGAAGCTGTTGATAATGCACTGAGCAACATTGAAATTAGCGGCGTTCATTTCAGAGAGTTTGTTGAAAAATTCGGAAACGCCAACGAAAATACGAAATGCAATTTATCTATTTGTAGATATAACAAATGTGGAAACTGCATAGACAATGAAGCCCGCAAGGAGTGTGTAACTGCATTAAAATCTCTTTTGGGAATTTGAAATAAACGGAGGAAATGATATGAAAAAATTATTCGTAAGCGTACCGATGAAAGGAAGAACAGAGGAAGAAATCAAAGCAAGCATTCAGAAAATGAAGAAAATTGCAGAAATATACGAAGGAGAAGAATTGGAATTGATTGATAGTTATATTGAGGACAATCCACCTAAAGGAAATAACGAAGCAATATTCTATCTTGGAGAAAGCATTAAGAAATTGGCACAAGCAGATGTATTTATTGGCATTTGTCAATTTCATGACTGGAACGGATGCGAGATTGAAAGAAGCGTAGCTTTAAGATACAGAATTAAGACCTATGAAATTCCGGCAAAATATGTAATTGCAAATTATAATGCCATTTATAACGCCATTCTTAATAAATTGCAGAACAATTTAGTGCCGAAAGATTAAAGAAATTGTAGGTTCGATTCCTACTGACTGCGTCAAGGAAGGAGAGTATGATGCACATGGGAAAAAGAATTATTCGTCTGTTCGCAATCGCTTGTATTTTGGTTTGCACAATAATTGGAGCAGCTGGTTGTTCAACCATTGACAGAACGGTTGTAAACATTAAAAGCGACATATCTGGAGGGTTGCAGAGAACCATTACTGTGTATACAGCAGATGGAAAGGAAATGGCAACCTATGAAGGGAAAATTGATATCGAGACCACCAGCGGCGGTTATGTTAAATTTGATTTTGACGGAAAAAGATATATTTACTACAACTGCTTTGTGGAAACCATTGCAGACATAAACTAAAAACAATTACCGACTAACAACTTGGAAGTTAGCCGCTAACCCTAAACATCTGAGGGCAAAGGATTTTTGCACCTTTGCTTATTTGAGCGGAGGTGCTTTTTTTAATGGCAAGTTTTGAATTGATGAGTGCCGTACAGGAATACGAAGAATATATAAAAACAAATGGAATCAATGAGCGAGTTATTGATGCGTATTGCGAAGCTGTCAAGACCGCCGTTGTAAACGAGAAGGATATTGAGTACGGGCTTAAAATCTCAAAAAGGTGTAAGGAAATCATTGAAACATTTTGTATTACTACTTCTGGCGGTACAATTTGGGATTTAGAAAAATACTCCTTCAAAGAAAAAGTAAGCTATGAAATTATAGAGAAATTTTATTCCGTCTTGCTGATAGAGGCACAGAATAAGGTTGTCGATAGTTTCTTTCGGTATATCGAACACAAAAGAGAGCCGAAAGAACGATTTTATATGCCGAGAAGAAAGCAGTTTTTGAAAATCGGTCTGATGGATGCACTGCAAGGGATGATTGATGATAGGTACGATATTCTGTGTATCAGTCTAATTCCTGGCGCTGGGAAAACAACTATCGAGAAATTCTTTAATGCGGCGGTCATTGGTTGGTTTCCGAAAGATTTTAACCTCTTTTATTCTCACAGTGGGGATATTACGAGAATGTATTATGATGGCGTATACGATATTGTCACGAACACAGACGATTACGCATGGAACGAGATATTTCCAAACCTACACGTTACCGGCACAAACGCAAAGACAGAACAGTTCAATGTTGGGAAGTATAAGCCGTTCCCTTCTGTACAATGCACATCTGTAGGAAGTAAGAACGCTGGTAAGGTTCGTGCATCGAAATTTCTGCTTGTGGACGATATGATAGGCGGCATTGAAGAAGCCATGAACCCTATGATACTTGATAAGCTGTGGAACAAATACGCTGTTGACGCAAGACAGAGAAAAATACAGGACACTACAGGGCATAACTGCAAGGAGATACATATTGCTACCAGATGGAGTGTTCATGACGTTATCGGGCGCATACAGAATATGTACGAGGGAAATTCGAGGGTAAAGGTAATTGCGGTTCCTGACATTGACCCTGTGACAGGAGAGAGTAACTTCGATTATGAATTTTCTGGATTTACGAAAGAATTTTTTGAAGACCAACAACTATTGATGGACGATATTTCTTACCGCTGTCTGTATAAGCAGGAGCCTATTGAGCGTGAGGGATTGGTTTTCCCCGAAGATAAGATACGAAGATACCTAAATCTCCCACATGGCGAACCAGAAATTATTACTGCACAGTGCGACACGAAAGGAAAAGGAACGGACTATTTTGTTCTGCCAATCCTGCAAAAATACGGAGATTACTATTACTGCGTTGATTGCGTGTGCGATAATACTGCGGACTATGAAATGCAGTATGAAAATGCTGCTAACGCTTTGGCGAATAACAAAGTGCAGGAGTGCGAATTTGAGCGAAATGCAGGCGGAGATAGGGTTGCTATGGAAGTGAATAAACGTGTAGAGGCTAAGGGTTGGATTTGCAATATTACAGATACGCCCACCGAAACGAACAAAGAGGCAAGGATATTCCAGTGTTCCAACTGGATATTGCAGCACGTTATTTTCAAGGATGAATCCATGTATTCCCCGAAAGAGCCATACGGCATAATGATGTCACTTTTGAAACGATATTCTGCAAGCGGAAAAAAACAGTTGGATGACGTTCCAGACGTTTTTTCTAACTTTGCGGTAAGAATCACAAAGGGAAACAGGATTGCGAAGGTAGAGGCAACCAGAAATCCGTTCAGAGGAGGCGCATATTATTGACAAAGGAAATATTGAAACAATACACAGACCTCCAACAAGAATGTGCTGAGGTAAGAGAAAAGATATCAATTCTTGAGCGGCAGATTATGAAAATTGAGCAGGAAGGAACCGTTCTTGATAAAGTATCTGGCGGTGTTGGCGGATTGGAAACATTTGTCATAGAAGGCTTCCCTTATCCAGAATATAACAGAAAAAAAGCGTTGCTTTACTCAAGGAAAGCCACACTGTGCGAACTTGAATTAGAACTGTTGGAAACGATAAACAAAGTTGAATCTTTTATAGCGGATATAAACGATAGCCACATGAGGCGAATTATCCGTCTTAGATTTATTGACGGTTTGTCTTGGGCTGATGTTGCAAGAAGGGTTGGCGGCAATACAGAGGATAGTGTAAAGAAAATGTTTTATCGTTTTCTTGAAAATTAGAAAGTTGTCCCGAATGTCCCGAAAAAGTGTGGTATATTTATAATAAAGAAATATGCAAGCAGACGAACACCGATTTTTGTCGGTGTTTTTTGTTTTGTTTTTTATCGGGAGGTGGCGGCGGTGCAACCAATGACGTTTCAAGAGATTGTTCGCGGACAGTATGGAAGAAAAATTGCATACACGAATGTTGATAAAATAACGCCGGATAACATTGTTAGCGTTGTCGGGGGATGTATAGGCGTTTTCAATGCAAACAAAACAGCCATTGAATACCTTTGGAATTACTACAAGGGAGACCAGCCGATACGTTATCGCAAAAAGATTGTCCGAGAGGATATCGTAAATAAGGTCGTTGAAAACCACGCATACGAAATCGTACAGTTCAAGGTCGGTCAGACCTACGGCGAGCCTGTGCAGTTTGTTAGCCGCAAGGATGATGAGCGGATAAACAAGGCTGTAGATATTCTGAATGATTACATGGTGGATGTTGATAAACAGTCAAAGGATATTAAGTCTGGAGAATGGCAGTCCGCAACAGGTACATCGTTTAAAGCGGTTCAATTTTCAAATGGCGATATTAAATTTCGTATTGTATCCCCTACTCCACTGAACACGTTTGTGATTTATAACGCAAACACAGAGGAGCCGATTTTGGCAGTGCAGGAATCGAAAGATAGAAACGGAAAAATGTATAAGCGGTGCTTTACGGACACACATTCTTGCAAAATATATGATTCTACTGTTACGGATTGGAAACTTCATGCTTTCGGTGGTATACCGATTATTGAATACCCTAATAACCATGAAAGACTTTCGGATATTGAGCTTGTTATTGACATTCTGGATTCCATTAACAATATGCAATCAAACCGCATGGATTCCATTGAACAGTTTGTGCAATCGTGGATAAAATTTGTAAACTGCGATATTGATTCGGAAGAATTTGAAAAAATGAAAATGCAGGGCGCATTGGTTGTTAAGTCGAACAATGGCGAAAACAAAGCGGATGTCGATATTATGACACAGGAATTGAACCAGACGGAATCACAGGTTGCAAAGGATGACCTGTGGGACAACACCCTTTCCATTCTCGCCATTCCGAATAAAAATAACAATAACTCTGGTGGAGACACACAGGGGGCGGTGCAGCTTCGTAATGGTTGGGATTTCTCCAAGACGAGAGCGAAGCTGAAAGACCCTATTGTAAAATCGGCAGAGAAACGCCTTGCAAAAGTTGTGCTGAACATCATACGCATTAAGCATGAGGATTTAGGCATTACCACAAGGGATTTTGATGTGCAGATAAACCATAGTCCGCAGGACAATATGTATACAAAATCACAGACACTTTATCAGTTGTTGCAGGCAGGAATACATCCTCTTATCGCAGTCAAGACAGTTGGTCTGTGGGGAGATTCCGAAAAAACATTCCTTCTTTCTAAGCCTTATATGGATGCTTTGTGGCAGACAGCGGAAGAAAGGAAAGAACAGGAAAGCAAGGCGGCAGAAATTGCAAAACAATCTCAAGCGGTTGCTGAAGAATAAAGAGGTGGTTTCATGTCAAGAATCCCAAATGATGAATTGCATACAGAGAAAATTGTATATGAAACCTATTTCGGCGAAATGGAAATATCTGACGAAGAAAAGAAGGAACGGCTTGAGTTGGCAAAAGAACTTGAGCCGATTTTTATTTCTTTTTTTTATACTTTCTTGGAATCTGGAGAGGATGAAGATAATTTCCTACAAAGTCTTTCTGCGGAATATCGGAAAGTGGCGTTGAAATTTCTAAAGGTCAGAGAGTCACCAGCGTACATAAAGGAATATTCAGAGAAAATCATAGAAGATATTGTCCGAACAACGATTGAAAATAAGGATATGCCCTACTTTACATCTGTTGAGCGCGCCATGAATATTGCGGCGAATGAAGCAAATACCATTGGCAACTACAGAGAATACACCAGAATGGTCAAACAAGGCTATCAATACAAAACATGGATAACCATGAATGATGATAAGGTGCGGCATACACACGCAGAATCGAATGGATATAAAATCGGGATATTCGATTCCTTTCAAATAGGTGCATCTGAAATGTCCTTCCCTCGTGACTACTCTTTGGGGGCGAGTGCGGAAGAAATTGTAAATTGCAGATGTAGCCTGAAATACACGAAAACTTAAACAGTCCTTATGGACTGTTTTTTGTTTATAAAAATTAAGCAGCTATGCGGTAAATAGCAAAACTCGGCAGGTGCGACCTGCGGTAACAAAAGCGTGAGTAAAAGAACAGGAGGTAATCACATGACAAGAGAACAGGTATTGAAACTTTTTCCAGATGCTACGGATGAGCAGATTACAAATCTGTTAAACCAGAGCAACAAGGAAGTGCTGAACGAAAAAAATAAAATCGCACAGTACAAAGAAAAAGCTGATAAGGCAGACGAATTACAGGCAAAGATTGACGAATTGGAATCAAACGGTTTGTCTGAAACTGAAAAAGCCAATAAAGCGTTGGAAACAGCAAATGCAAGAATCGCAGAACTTGAGAAAGCACAGACATTGGCTACGCAGAGAAGCACTGCGGCTGCGAAATTCAAAGTAACTGCTGAACAGGCGGCGCAGATTGTAAAGGATGATGGCTCTTTCGATTATGACGTTCTCGGACAGATTATCTCTGACAAAGAAACGGCTGCTGCCAAGGCGAAAGAGGATGAAATTGCAAAAAACTCCCCTAACCCTAACGGAAGTAATGGCGGCGGCGAAACGCAGACGGAGGCTGAAAAAATTGCAAAAGACATCGGCAGTAAATGGTCTGATGCAAATAAAACGGCTGAATCAGTCTTGAAAAGTTATATGTAAGGAGGATGAAAAAATGAAGTTTAAAGAATCAAGCGTAACTACGCAAAATGAAATTCTGAAAAGAAAACTTGGTGGTGAATTGTTCACGCCTATCACTTTGGACGCTTCGGCTTTTACAGAAGGCGTTTGCAAGGCTGGGAATCCTATTTCCGCAGAAGGGAAAAAAGTAAACGGTGGAAGTGGCGATTCTACGGCAGTGGGTATCCTGCTTTATGATGTGTACGATTCTAACCCTAACGGAACCATCATCAAAGCATTTGCTTGCGTGAATGAAACGAACGCGAACGCGAACGCGGGAATTACGATTGCGGCGGCGGTAAAGACAGCGTTGCCATTGATTGTATTTGAATAAGGAGGTGTAAAAGTAATGAATATTAGAGATGCATATAACGCAAAGGCAATCGCCCTTGTGCAGACAGAAGTAGCAAGCAACAGAATCCCTTATCTGGGCGAAGGTCTGTTTCCTGCGAAAAAGAAAATGGGTCTTGACTTGAAATGGATTAAAACGTCAAAAGGTCTGCCTGTTTCTCTGTCTCCTTCTAACTTTGATGCAGTTTCTACACTGAGAAGTAGAGAAGGATTTAAGATGACTGAGACAGAAATGGCGTTCTTCCGTGAATCCATGCTTGTGAAGGAAATTGATGAACAGGAAATCATGCGTGTGCAGGATGCAGCAGACCCATACGCGCAGGACGTATTAAGCAGAATCTTTGACGATGCAAACACTCTAATTGAAGGTGCGATGGTTGTTCCGGAAAGAATGATTATGCAGCTGTTAGCCCCTTCTGACGGTTCCCCTAAAATCTCTATACAGGCGGACGGTGCTACATACGCATACAATTACGACCCTAACAACGATTACAAAACAAACAACTTTGCAGAGTTGTCCGGGGAAACTGATAAATGGTCTGACGCTGAAAATTCTGACCCTATGGGAGATATTGCAAAAGCTCTGGATTCTGTTGAGGCAAAAACAGGCGAAAGACCTTCTATCATGATTATTTCCAGAAAGACCATGGACTATCTGAAACAGAATAAGAAAATTAAATCCGCAATTCTGGCACAGAATGTAACGGCGAATATCTTTATGAATGATAACAGGGTAAAGGAAATCTTCTCTGCTGAATTGGGCATCAACATTGTTGTTTATTCCAAGCAGTACAAAAACGAAGCCGGAACCGCTGCTAAATTCTATCCAGACGGTTTCGCTACACTGATTCCCAATGGCGCGCTGGGTAACACATGGTACGGCACTACACCAGAAGAACGTACGCTGATGGGAAGTAAAGAGGCAGATGTATCCATTGTCAGCACGGGTGTTGCGGTTGCGGTAACGGTTTCTGATGACCCTGTGCAGACAAAGACAACCGTATCCGAAATTGTACTGCCCTCTTATGAGAGAATGGACAGCACCTATGTTATTAAATGCTACTAAAAAGGAGGTCGGTTAAATGAAATTCGACCATAAAGTAAAGCATAATGGCATCTGGTATGAAACTTTTGAGGAAGTACCAGATACTGACGGCAAGAGAACTTACACAAAAAGCGAAATCGCAAAAATGCCTGTCAATGAACTGCGACAGTTGGCGTTGACCGTAGGTGTTGAGGGTGCAGAAGAAATGAACGGCACAGAACTGAAACAGTATCTCCTGTCCGTATTCGGACTGTAAAGGGGTGATTGCTTATGGCTGATTACAGCATTTTGGAACAAGTGAAAATCAGACTGCGGCAGTTTCACGTTGAAGAGGATGATACTGTGGTATTCGATAATAAGGAAGAAAATCCGCTCTTGAACCAACTGATAGAGCAGGCGAAAAAGGAGATTATCGCAAGGCGTATGTATCCAGAATCATACACCGAAAGGGATATTTTGTCTGACTTAAAGAGGTTTGAAAACAATATCGTTGACTTGGCTGTGTATGACCGTTCTCAAGCAGGAGAGGCTTACATGGAAAGCTATTCCGAAAACGGCATAAGCCGCACTTGGAAGAATAGAGAGGATTTGTTCTTTGGCGTATACCCGTTTGTGAAGGTTCTATAAAGTGGTTAAAGTAAACTGGCTTTAGTCGTTTTTAGTGCGTTGCTGTTTCAAAGTGTAAAGTATAGTTTCAATAATTCTATAGAATTATGAAAGTTTGAGCGAAAATAAATGAAATTTCATTAAAAATTCGCTTAAATTTTCTATTAAATTCGATAGATTTCTATTTCTTGGTGAAACGGCAGCAGGGGCGCATCGTATCAAGTGGCGGTGGGCTGATGCGCAATTATTAAGCAGAAAGGCGGTACAGAAATGCAAGTCGAAATAGCGTACCTCATAAGCATAGTATCTTTGGCATTTTCCGTCTTTTTCGGGTTGAAAAGTAGCAAGCATACAGACACAAAGGATATTGAGGAACGTGTGAAGGATAACACCAGAATCAATATGAAACTGGATGCTATCGCAGGAACAACACAGGAAATAAAATCGGAGATATCTTCGATGAGGGAAGAAATCAATAAGCACAATGACAAGATTATTAAGTTGGAGCAGAGTCTTAAATCTGCGCACCATAGGCTTGATACTCTTGAGGAACGAATGAATCATGAGTAGGTGGTTTTCAAATGCTCGATATTAACAGACAAAAGATGTTCTATTCAAAACAAATCGGTCAAGTCCCTGTCTATGATACGGACGAGGATGGGAATTTGAAATACATCACTGTGGACGGAAACAAAGTGCCGATAGAGACAGGAGAATACACAACAGGATATGATGTTCCTGTACCCTTCCGTTCTTCCATAAGCAATAAATTGAGCGAATCACTTATTAAAGAGTTTGGTGTTGACAATTCAACGAATTTTGTTCAGATAGTCGATGACAAGGGAAAACTTCCTTTGTCTGTCGGGGATTTGGTGTGGAAGAAATCTGCGGTTCAGTATAAGGCGGCAATGGTCGATAAGACGAGTTGTGACTACATTGTCAAAGGCGTTGCGGATGAAGGGCTGACGGTTGATTTGTTTCTCTTGCAAAAGAATGTAAAGTAGGTGAAGTAAGTATGGAAAACAAAACAGTAAATATTCTTGGAGAGGAATATTCAATTATGTTTGTGGATGAATATCCAGAACGGTTTTCGGATTTCGAGGAATCATCGGACGCTCTGTGCAATTTCTATGACAAAGTGATTTATGTATTAAATCCAAAAGAAAAAGACCTAACGGAAAATGGGAAAATGAACTTAAACAAAAGGAAACTTAGGCATGAGATAGTCCATGCCTTTCTTTTTGAAAGTGGTTTATCTTCCAATACGCATGGGATTTATGGTGCATGGGCTGAGAACGATGAAATGGTTGACTGGATTGCAATACAGTCTCCAAAAATATTTAAAGTGCTCCAAGAACTTGAAATTTTGTAGGTGGTTTTATGCCGAAGAAAATATCAATCAATATCATGTCCAATAAGTCCATCCAGAACGCCGTAAAAGAGGTTGAGAACTACGCTTATAGATTGACCGATAAATGTAATGAATTGGCGAAAAAACTCGCTCAAGTGGGCGTACAGACCGCCAAAATGAAGGTTGCTCAATACGATGCTGTTTATACAGGAGAACTTCTTAGCAGTATCAATTATGAGCAAGGGGCAGTCATTAAAAAAGGCGCAACGTGGATTGTATACACTGGCTGTCTTTGGGCGAAATTTGTTGAATTCGGTGTAGGCATTGTCGGGAAAGAAAATCCACATCCAGACACAAGCATTGTAGGTTGGAAGTATGACGTAAATAATCATGGCGAAAAAGGATGGTTCTACTTTCGTGACGGCGAATGGCACTGGACAAAGGGTATGCCCTCTCGCCCGTTTATGTATGAAACTTCCATAGAATTAGCAGAAAAAATTGCGGAGGTTGCAAAGGAGGTGTTCGGTTGAGCGATAATTCATGGGCTTATGACATTGGAACGGTTGTATTTTCAATCGTAAAGACAAAGGCTAAGCCAAAATTAGAGCCGAAGTATCCAACTGTATACTTCACAAGTAACGGAAAGAAGTTAAGTGATGCCATCTTCCCTACCGTCTATATTCATCGTATGGCGGCGGCTGAGCGTGGAACGGACCTTGAGGGACTTTCCGTCAACGCAACCTTGGAAACCTTCCAAGTTGATGTATTCACAAACACAAACCAATCGGATGTAGGCAGAATAATGTCTGTTGTAGCAGATGTATTCAAAGAAATGCGGTTCAAGATTATCGCCCTTCCAGAATTTAATGAGGGAGATACATACAGAAGTACCGCAAGATTCCAAAGGATAATCGGAGCAAATGATAGTTTAACGTGATAAAGCCGTAAAGGGCTTTATTTTTTTATGCAAAAATAAAAGGAGGAATGAATATGGCAGTAGCAGGTATTTCCAGTTTGGGAATCACATTCGGTTATGGCGTGGAAACCACGGCAGGAACAAAACCGACAAGTTTTAAAAAGCTGACAAGAATAAATACTATCGGAGGCATTACTATTGAGCCAGAACAGATTGACGCTTCCGCACTGGAGGATGAAATCACAAGATATGTAAAAGGCAGGGCTGATACAGGCGGTTCTTTCAATATCACTGTAAACCTTACAGATGATACCAGAAAAGAATGGGAAAGTCTGATTACAGAATACAAAGGTCTGACAGGTGGCAAAAGAATGTGGTTTGAAACAATCGTGCCCGGTTTTGAAAACTCTTTCTTTGTTGTGGCGCAACCTCCCGAACAGATTCCGCAGCCAGAAATCAGCCAGAACGAACTTTTGACAGTTGAAATGCCACTGACGATTGAAGAATATAAGGGCATGGATGCTATGGTTGCGTTCTCGGGGGAATAAAACGCTATTCGCAGAATGAACAGGCTGTGACGGATAGCGAAGAAAACGCCAATTCAGCCGAATATTACTACTAATAAAACATAAAGGGATGGATGAAAAACCATCCCTTTTTTATTTATTCAAAAAAAGGAGATATGCAAATGAAAAACTTTACCATTAACAGAAAAGTGTATAAGGCAAAAGAATTTGATTTTAACCTTGTTTGTGACTTGGAGGATGAAGGTATTTCTCTTGAAGTCATGCAGGATAAGCCTATGTCCATGATGAGAGCGTATTTCGGTATCTGTGCCGGAATTGGAAGAAAAGCGGCTGGGGAAGAAATGCAGAAACACATTGTTTCCGGCGGAAGTTTTGAGGAAATGGCAGAAGCTATGTCTGATGCTATGGAACAGTCTGATTTTTTTCGGGCTGCCAACAAGACAACGGAAGCGGAAACTGCGGAAAATCAGAGCGAAGCGGAATAAGAAAAAAATACAAATCGTTTCGTGAATTGTTGATTGCTGAATGGTTTCCACAGGCATACGCTATCGGGGTTTCGTGGGATGAATTTTGGAGAATGAATCCGAGAATATTGTCTGCGATTGCAGAAGGATCCAACCAACGTTTCAGAAACGCAGATTACATGAATTGGATAAACGGACAATATACGCTCGCCGCAGTTACTGTCGGTGTAGAGCGGAATTTGCCAGGAAGAAAGTCTAAGTCAGAGTATCCCAAAAATCCGTTCTTTGAAGAAATCGAAAAGCAGAACAAACCCCTTTCCGATTATGAGTTACAAAAACAGCGCGAATTGTTTGTTGAGCGTTTAAAAACTATGCAGTCAAACTTTGAAATCTCTCACGGGAAGGTGGTGGAAATGAATAATGAGTGAAATAGATAAACTTGAGATAAAGATTGTTGCGGATGCCGCAGAGGCGGAAAAGTCCGTCAAAAAGTTAAGCAAGTCCATTGAGGGTATCGGGAAAACTGGAGATTCTACAAAGCAAATCCGTGAAATTAAATCTGTTTTGGAAAGCATTAAAACACCAGAAATAGAGATTAACGGCATAAAAGAATTTGCAAAACAAGCAAGAATCATAGCACATAACTTTTCAAAAGCCGCAGAAAGCGCAAAGGAAATTGGTATTGCGTTAAAAGGCGTGAATCTCGGACAACTCACAAAAAAGTCAAAAAAAGAATCTGCACCTGTTGAAGATTATAGTCATTTGAAGGATATCCCTATTTTTGACATGGGCAAGCAGATTAACGGTGAGCAGATACAGGATGCCGCAAAATCCATGTCCGATTTAACGAGCGAAACAAGTAGTGCTGTTTCCGTTGCAGGACAGCTTGCCGCCGCAATGGAACATGTTTCTGAAAACGCCGCAAAAACAGACAGATTTTCTGGAATAGAAAAGGAGATTTCAAAAAATCTTGGCATGACAGGCGTTCTGGATATTGATAACGGAAAATTCGCAGAAACCATCGAGGAATCGAAAAGCCTTATCAATGGATTTAGAGTTGACTTAGAAAAACTCGGACTTAGTGAAATTAAGTTTCCGGAAGTCGAAAAGGCAGAACGAGAATTTAAAAATATGGAAAATACGGTTAGAGTTCTGACCGAAACCATAGAAGAATTGAAGGCGGCTGGCGGAAATGCCAAACAGTTAAAGCCACTTGAAAAGCAGTTGGAGAGAATAAGCCAAAAATCAAAAATAGCAAATCTTAATCTGAAAGATACTATTGCGATTGCACGCTCTAAAATACCAAGTATTCAAGAGGGGTTGCAGGAAAAACAGAGCAAAAAAACGCAACAAGAAGGACAGAGAAAACGCTCAAATAAATCTCGTGGGCGTTCATCCGGTGGTCTTTTCGGTCGCTCTGGCGGTCGCAATAGTTTTTCTTTGCCTAAAATGGTCGGTATGTCTGTGTTGTACTCCACTGTATTTCAGCTGATTTCTACCATACAATCTGCATTTACAGAGGGTATGCAGAGTTTAGCGCAGTACAGTCAATCAGTAAATGCCAACATTTCCTCTATAATGTCCGCTTTAATGCAGTTGAGAAACGCATTTGCGGCGGCGTTTGAGCCTATTCTTTCTGTTGTCGCGCCCTACCTTGCTACTTTCATTAGTTGGCTTGCGAAGGCAATCAATATGTTGGGACAATTCATTGCGGCACTGACAGGCAAAGGATATGCGGTGCAGGCTAAAAAAGTGCAGATGGACTACGCAAAAAGCCTGCAAAAAACGGCAGGCGGCGCAGGAAAAGCGGCTAAAGCGTTGAAGGAAATGCAGGACTATACACTCGGATTTGATGAATTGCACATCATAGACACCAAGCAGAACGATAGCGGCGGTGCTGGTGGCGGTGGTGCTGGCGGCGCAGGAGACCTTCTCCCTACCGATATGTTTGAAACGGTCGAGATTGATTCCAAGATAAAAGGTCTTGCTGACAGAATAAAAGAAGCGTTTAAAACAGGAGATTTCTATAGCCTTGGTGCTGATTTAGGCAAAAAATTACAAGATGCGCTCGGCAGTATCGACTGGGATGCAATATACAAAAAGGCGGACAAATTCGGAACGGGATTGGCAAGTTTTTTAAACGGCTTAATATCGCCAGAAACTTTTTCAGCTTTGGGGGCAACAATAGCAGGAGCTTTAAACACTGCACTACACTTCCTTGATTCTTTTGGCACTACATTTGATTGGTCTAATTTCGGGCTATCCATAGCGGCTGGAATTAAAACGTTTTTCTCCACTTTCGATTTTGTCCTTGCAGCGGATACGGCCAATAAATGGATAAACGGTATTTTAACCACATTGATAAAAGCCGTACAGGGTACAGATTGGGCAATGATAGGAGAAAAAATTGGAACATTCATAAAGGAAATTGATTTTGTCACCATTCTGTCCAATATCGGAACACTGATATTTGAAGCAATATCGGCGGCTCTTAAAGCGTGGAATGGCTTTGTTGATGTTGCGCCGATAGAATCAACCATCATAGCTGCTGTTGCATTGTTGAAGTTCACTGGTCTTGGTGCTTCAATAGCCAAAGCAATCGCAGCGCAGATAGCGGGCTCGGAGATTGTTACTGGTATAGGAACTGCTATTGCTGGTCTTGGACCGAAGATTGCAGGGTTTATATTAAGTCCTTGGGGACTTGCCATAGGGGCGGCTATATTAGCCGTTTTTATGACTATAAAGCATTGGGATGAGATAAAAGAGTTTCTTGCAAAATTGTGGGATGGTATTAAGAAAACAGTAGTCGAAGTATGGGACTCTATTAAAAATTTCTTTAAAACAACATGGGATGAAATTGTAAGTTACTATCCAGAAAAATGGAATGAATTAAAGACGGCAACCTCTGAATTGTGGGAAGCCGTCAAAACAACCATTTCTGAAAAATGGACTGCAATTAAGAATTTCTTCACGGAAACAATACCGCAGATTGTAAGTGATATTGTTGAGTGGTTCTCAGGATTGCCGGGGAAAATCGGAGAGAAAATCTCGACTTTAGTATCCTCTATCTTGCCAACGTGGGGAGATAGTATTTCAACATGGATTACGGCTTCAATACCAGAAAAAATAAAAATGATTATCGATTTGTTCAAAGGTTTGCCACAGGGAATTTATAACGCCGTAACAGCAATGGGTCGGAAGATTGAAGAAATCGGCAAGTGGATGTGGAAAGGTATAAAAAAAGGATTGCTTTCTTTAGTGCCTTCTGGCGTGAAGGAAGTTGTAAGTGGAATACTTAGTGGCACAAAGAGCGCGGCAGAAATCCATTCGCCGTCCAAACTGTTTAAGCGAGAGGTCGGTGTTTATATCGGCGCAGGTATCGTTGATGGTATGGAAGAATCCGTCAAGGGCGCAGGCAGTGTTATCGATGAAATCGTAGACAAGGCATCTGGCGGTGGCAGCCTTGCACCTGTTGTATCGGTTGAAGCACCAGATATTTCACAATGGGATGCAACATGGGCTACATTGAGAGAAAACTTTGCGGTGCTAAAGGAAGATATCATTTCAAGTATGAATACATTCTATTCAACCATAAGTGCTATGACAACGAATTTCGGCACAGTTTCCAAGGCACAGATAACGGCGTATCTGCTGAAAGTTTACGATAACATTTACAACACGTTTGATGCTATCAGACAGACCTTGCAGCAAGTTTCGGATGAAGTTACAAGGATGCTGAACCAGATGGTTTCGGACGCAAACTCACTGGCAGGATTGACTGGTAAAAAATACAGTCATGTCGGCGGATACACCATGCAACAGGCACAGCGGTTCAACATAGAAATGTTTGCGAATGGTGGTTTCCCTCGGTCTGGCGAGCTGTTTCTTGCAAGAGAGGCAGGAGCAGAAATGGTCGGCAGTATTGGCAGCAAAACAGCCGTTGCAAACAATGACCAGATAGAACGTGCAATTTTCAATGCCGTTTTAACGGCTATGTCACAGGCAATGGCAAATGGCAGCAGTCAGCCAATCGAACTGAACCAGAAGATTGAACTGGATGGAGATGTTATTTATAACAATCAGCAGAGAGTATCCGCAAGACGAGGGATAAACTTCGGTCTTGGCGCATTTCAAAGGTAGGTGGTTTTTGTGGCAGTAATCAGATATAACGGCACAGAAATTACCTGTCCTTCTGTGCAGGAATACGAAGGTCAGCAGTTGGTTGACAGTGGCAGGAATGCAAATGGTGTTGTGGTGGCTCAAAAAATAAACCGCCGCCAAGTGAAACTGAATTTAGAATGGAAGGTTATTTATCCAAAGGATTTGCAGAAGATTTTGGAGTTGATTGAAACCTTCATAGGTAAAGTAACCTATTATGACCCAAAGGAAGGTAAATTCATCACAAGGGAAATGTATTGGGGAGATTATTCCGTTTCTACATATTGGGTGTCCGAGAACGGCACGCCGAAAATGTTTACAGGATTAAAGGCTTCTCTTATCGACACAGGGAAATAGCGGGGCGGTGGTTTTATGTATCCAGTAACAGCAAAATGGAAAGAAGAAACAGAGCAAACGCTCCGCAATCCTTCTTATGTGAGAATTGTATTTGGCGTGACAGACCCGGATGCGCCAAGGTTAAGCAGACCAACAGATAATGGACATTTACCGTACAGTGATATTGATAGCGTGGATGTCGGGACAACTGCCCCATCCACATATCAAACCATGGAACGTAACCGTTTTGTGCTGGATGGAAAGAATCCGTTGCCAAGAGAAGTAAACCCGATTTATCAAGGGTTTGTCGGTACGGAAATCAGTGACGATGCAGGGATATACGCTATACAGCCATGCGTAAAGGTTGCATTTGATGACTATGTGCAATTTCCGGGGCTAACCTTTCAGTTTGATGAAAGCATGGGGGACTATCCGAGTAGTTTTCGTATTTTGGCGAAAAAGGATGGCGTTTCTGTTTTTGACAAAACATTTTCTCCAGATACGCCATATTGGGAAATGTACGAGCATATTCCGATTTGCAACGAAACACAGTTCTTTTGGATAAAATCAAACATACCGCACCGCAGGGCAAGACTGCTTTCTTTGATTTATGGTCTGGTAAGTAGATTGACTACCGATGATATTACGAGCTGCTCCTCTACAAAAGAGATTGACCTCTTGACCTCTAAAATTCCAAAGCAGGAATTTGAATTTACGTTGATTGATATGCAAAGAAGATATGACCCAGAGAATCCGCAGGGCGTATGGGAGTATTTGGAAAGCAGACAACCTGTCAATTACCAGTACGGCTATGAATTGTCGGACGGCTCTGTTGAGTGGATACCTTGGGGGCTGTCCTATTCCTCAGGGGACTTTGAAGTATCTAAGCAAGGTATTGTGGCAGAGGTCAGTATAAAGTGTGTCGGGTTGGCAGACCATTTGACAATGACCTATGATGAGGGCGTTTATTCCCCTTCTGGTCGCAGCTTGTTCGACCTTGCGACCGATGTTATGAGATTTGCAGGATTTGAAAATACAATTCAGCTTGATAACGCATTGAAAGATATTTATACGCACAATCCCCTGCCCTCCTCCAAAGTGAATGAGTGTTTGCAGCTGATAGCTAATGCAGGGCGTTGCATTATGAGCCACAGCAGAGGCGGCTATATTCAAATCCTTAGAGAAAACGCGGAAACAACTGGGTTTGACATGAATTTTGACAAAATGACGGATACGCCAACAACAACAAAGATACCGCCCCTTCGCAACCTATCAGTCGAGTATAACTCCATCAAGGTAAATCCCGAATTGACGGCGGCGGTCAATGCTGTTGAAATTTCAGCCCCTACCGCACACGAGTACACATTTACGCACCAAGCGTATACAAATCAGAAAGTGGAAGTAAGCGGCGGCTTGTCTATTGTCGGCACGCCGAAATACTATGCCTACAAAACCGTAGTAACGCTCAAGGGGAACGGTACGGTAACGGTCAATGGAAATAGCCTAACCGAAAACAAAATCGAATACAAGGCAAAATACAGTGATGTAGGCGAGGATTTGAGCGGAGTGAGCAACTCTCTGATTGACAATAGGGAGGATGCTGTTGCATACGCAAATTGGGTGGCGGCGGTAACGCTACGCAGAAACACTTACACCGCACAGGACAGGGGCTATCCAGAGTTGGACGTTGGGGACACAGTAAGCCTTACAAGCAACTTTGCGAATCAAACGCCTGTTACTATGGTTCAGCAGAAATTGTCCTATAATGGCTCAATTAAGGGCGAGTGCCAATATATTATTGGGGGTGGTGGATGATGGCTTGGATAACACCTATCTTTGACAGAATCGCTGAGGATACCGCAAGTGCAAGGATAAATCAAGGAAATGCCGAAAACAACAAAGGTGCGTTAAACTACCAAGACTTGAACCGCATTGAAGGAAACCATAAGGAATTGATGAAATGGCTCAAAAGTAGCGGCTATTATCTTCCCCGTTCATACAGGGACTACAAAGAATTTAACGGCAAAACGTACACAGATTGGCAGGAAGAAAATATACCTTGGTTATCAGAAATCAACCGTATCCGAGCGAATTATACCGCATTGGTGCGGTTGTTTTTGGTTGGCTTGGATTTACCTGTATTTGCGGAAAGTGATTACCTTGACTGGCAGGAAGTAAACGATTGGGAACGTGTTGCCGCGGTCGGCAAGGAAATGACAGAAAATATGAAGCAGGAATATATCTACTGCGGAACGATGAATAGCGGAGGTGAACGGTTGCTATGAAGGATTTTTTAGATAGAATCCCAACACAGGTAGGGCGGAGAAAAATCACCCATGCGGACGGAACAAGTGAATATGTGACGGTCGAAATGGCTGACGAACCATCTGTAGAGGGTACACCGCTGAATCGGGCGGCGTTTATGGCGTTGCAGGGGTTTGAGGCGTTTCATGTTGCGTTTAACGATGACGGCTCTATTACCGAAACAAATGCACTGAATGAACCGCTGGACACCGTTTTCAATTCAGACGGAACGATTGACGAAACTTTTACAAATAAGGACGGACTGAAAATCGGAATAAAAACAAAATTCAATCCAGATGGTTCGATTTCGGGAAACCTTATCAATTTCACAGCGTAAGGAGGGAAAATTATGGGAATTTGGGCGGCGGTAAAGTACGCATTAAATAGCACCGTTGGGACAAGTGATTTTTTATCTTTGGATAAGATAATACAGGCACATGGAGTGCAGACCTTTACCGAGGATGGCACGTTTACCGTTCCTGCTGGTGTGACAAAGATTTGGATTACTGCTTGTGGTGGCGGTGCAGGTGGCGGCGGTGCTATGAGGGACAAGTCGGCTGGTGCAGGCGGTAATGGAGGTTCGTGTATCATAAGAGAACCGTATACAGTTACGCCGAATAGCAAAATAAATATTGTTATAGGATTAGGCGGGGCAGCAGGAGAATCAAGCAGCAGTAGTAGTAGTTCCGGTCCAAAAAGCGGTCAATCAGGTGGAACTACGGTTATTGGTTCGCTTGTTTCTTTGCCCGGAGGTGTAGCACAGGTATATGCAACTGCCCCCAACACAGAGGATAGAAATATTGGTGCTGGCATTGGAGGAAAGGGTGCTGAAGGCTCCTCTAAAAGCTATGCAGAAGACGGAGAGAATGGAGTTAGAGGCTGCGGAGGTACTGGGAATGGATATGGTGCCTCCTACACTAGTGGTGGCGGTGGCGGCGGTTCTTTCGGCAACGGAGGAAATGGTGCTTATTATTTTAACAGAGAACTACATCATGCAACCAACGCTGGTTATGGTGGAGGTGGCGGCGGTGCAACCAATGACGTTTCATCAAAAACTGCGTCCGCAGGTGGAAACGGTATCGTCATTATCGAATGGTGAGGTGAGAATATGAAAACTTATGCAATGATTTTACAAAACAGAGTGATTGGCGTTCTGAAAAACCAAGAAACAGAACCCTACTATCCACCTGACCCATCGGGCAATCCAGTGACTGCTATTCCTTGTGATGAAACCGTTATGCTTGGCATGATTTATGACCCCGAAACAGGTACGTTTTCGGAATACACACCACCCGAACCCGAACCCATCCCAGAACCAGAACCAACACAGCTTGACCGCATTGAGGAGCAGTTAAACGCCCTTACTGCGGACAGCGTGACAATAGAGAAATTAAATGCGGCAATCAGTGAAGGGGTGAATGAGGTATGATGGAAACGATTAAGCACATGGCGAAGCTGGCGGCGCAGGCGGTGCAGGAGAAAGCGGACACTATGACAGGAACGGAATTAAACGCTGAGGACAGGTTTATTCCTGATTTTCAGACAGCGAAAGAAAAAGAAAATATGCTCAATCGCCCTGTCGGGTTTATCTGTAAGAGTACCGCAGAGCGCGTGGTAAAGCTGTTACAGGTCTATGACAGCAGTATTTATACCGCTGAGCCAGAGGAACTGCCTGCACAGTGGGGGTTCGTATGGAGTGACAACCCCGAAAAGGCGAAGCCGTTTATCGCGCTCGCAACGTCCCCTTACATGAAGGGAAATTGCTGCACGGAGGATGGCGCGGTGTATCGTTCTCTTATCGATAATAATACATGGAGCCCGACAGAATACCCTAGCGGATGGGAAAAGGTAGAAGCATAAAGGAGGCTTGATGAAATGAGACAGATTACATTCTTAATGGAAAACTGGTACTTAGTGTTGGCACTTCTGGCGGTTGCCTGCGTGATTGGTATGTGTATCGGCAGATTTCTGAATATGCCCACCGAAACACAGCGCGTCAAAGTGAAACAATGGCTGTTATGGGCGGTTATGCAGGCGGAAAAGGAATTGGGCGGCGGCACTGGAAAATTGAAACTGCGCCGCGCCTATGATTTGTTTGTGCAGAGATTCCCTGCTATTGCTATAGCGGTATCATTCGATACCTTCTCTGCGTGGGTGGATGAAGCACTGGAAGAAATGCGAAAAATGCTGAAAGAAAACAAGGCGGTCAAGGAAATTGTAAAGGGATGATTACATGGCGAAAAAAATGACAGGAAAAGAATTGGTGTCTTTTTGCCGTTCCAAAATCGGTACACCGTATGTTTACGGCATGAAAGGCTCTGTGATGACAGAAGCCAACTACAACTATCTGAAAAACAAATATGGCAAGATGGTATGGAACAGTGACCGAAAGAAAATCGGCAAGGTTTGTGTAGACTGTTCTGGTCTGATTTCGTGGGCGTGCGGCGTGAAACTTGGCAGTACCCAATGGAAAGAACGAGCAAAAAGCGTAAACCCCATTTCTACCATCGAAAAGGCACCCATCGGGGCGTTGGTCTGGATGCAGGGGCATATCGGTGTTTACACTGGCATGAAGAATGGCTACCCCTACTACATAGCCGCTGACGGTTCGGCTTACGGTGTGCGAGAAGTCCCTATGCGGTGCAACAAATTCACACATTGGTTGCTTGTAAATGATATTTTCGACTACGAAACGGAGGATGAAGAAGTGGTAGAGAAGTGCAAGGTCATTATTGACGGCAAAGAACACATAGCGGAACGGATTTTGAAGGATGGGACAAATTATATCAAAATTCGGGACGTTGCGGATGCTATCGGGTACAATATCACAAGCAAGGGGAGTATTGCGGTACTGACGAAAAAGTAACCATTGCGTTGACCTCAACAAAATGGTATAATAACAGTACACCCTTTCGTAGATGTTCCAATCATAAGCTACGCAAAAATTGGGAGTATATCAATTTCGGTATACTCCCTTTTTTTATGCCGTTTTCCGAATTTCCCCGACCATCATATCTACCATATCGAACACTTCATCCCCATAAGTAGCCACAAAGTCACATAAAAATTCCTCTTGCTCTAATGGGATGTGTATGTCATAGGACATACAGACTGCATGGCATAATTCGTGTATAAGTACCTTTCTCTTAAAGCCGCCTACAAGCCGATTTGAAAGGCAAATACAGTGAGTGGTGTTATCGGTCACGCCAACCGTAAAACTCCCGTCAGAGCGGCGCAGACAGTCAGAGGATGGCATAACGGAAACAACGCTCCACTTTACGCCGTTTATCTCAAACACCATTTTGTTACCACCCCCAATTTAAAAAAAGATAGGGGTGTTTTCCCCCTATCCGTTTTATATCAGCCAATTTTCTGCAACAGCGTTGTCATTTTAGCTTTCAAAAGAGTACGTTCTTCTGGTGTCATATCCACAAGTGCCTCCGTTACATCCCCAGAAAGTTCTTTGATGTATGCCTCAAGGTCTTTCATCTTCTGCTCTTTGTCGGACTGTGAATTTGACCTGTGCGTTTCCTTGCTTTCTGTGTAGTGGCGTTTTGCTCTTTCGTATCCGCTCATCGTGGGTTCGGTGTAGTACATTCTACCGCCCATACGGTCTAAATCTCTGCCACGCTCCGCATCACTCTTGCTATCCCATTCGTGATACATATCGGGTGTCTGGAAGTAATAAGGCGGTTCTGTATAGCCTCTGCGTGTTCCTCTGCCCTTTGGTGCAAATCGACCATCAGCGTATCTGTAATGGTCATAGAAACGCCTGTCTCCGTCCTCGTAGTATTCGGATTTCAACCGTCTAAGGATTTCCTTATCTTCTTCTTCATCCTCTTTCTCTGCTTTCTGCATAGCTTTTGTAATGACCGCTTTGTACTCGGCATCGTTTAAGTCTTTAATCATATCGACAACCTGACCCATTTCGGCGGTATCAACACATTCCAGACCGTTTTCCATTTCAGACCATGCCTTTTCGCAAAGACACTCAATCATTTTGTGCATTCTCTCAATGTGCATAAATTATTCGCCTCCGTCCGTTGTTGCAGGGACACCTTCTCCGTTGATAGCAGATAATCTGTTATCTGGCGTACAGCAGGGTTCCCCTATCATTCTGAAAAATCCAGAATTGTTCGTTGTCTCAACTACGGTTTTGTATCTGGTTCTTGTTCTCAAGCCAGATGCTACAACCTGTCTACAATTACGCTTCATAAGCGGATACTGCACAGTACCGCCGCCAATCGTAATAAAAACAGGAGCGTTGATTGTAGTGGTATCGGGGATTTTTTGAGCCACCACAATACAAACTTTTCGGCAGTCTGCATAACTGCCAGCGGGTAAATCTATAATCAGATTTCCGCCTGTAAAATTCACTGACTGCGACATAATGAAATTATCGCAAAGTCGGCACACGTTCTTGCAAGCCATAAAATAACACCTCCTAAAAAAATAAGGGTAGACTTCTGCCTACCCTCTTTGTATCAACCACTGCGGGCGAAGTCTGATTTAATATCAGATAGCATTTTTAGTATTTCCTTCTGGTCTTTCATTATCTTATCCAGATAATACCCATCCTGCCTATGCAATTCTTTCAGTAGTGTATCGTTCGATACTTGCTGACACGTTACAAACTGTAAAAACACAGACAGGACGGTAAGCATATCTAAGTAAGATAACCCTTTATTTTGGTTGTCTGTCATTAGCAACCACAACCGCAACCGTTACCGTATCCAGAATAAGGATAAGGCGCAGGAACGCTATACGCAGGGACAGGCATAGGGTTGATTCTTCTAATCAATTCAGCTGTCTGTGCATCCTGACTTGCTGTGATGTATGCGTTCTGTGCGGACTGGGATGCAGCAAGCTCCAGTTTCTGAACCTTGTCTCTCAAATCCGCATTTTCCTTAGCACACAGATAGTCAAGGATTGCTCTTGTTCCTGCGTTCTGGTTGTCGATAATGTCTCTGGTATTTGTGTTCATTGTGTTCTGCAATGCGCACGTATCCTGAGCCATATCATATCTTACCTGAGCGATTGCTTCTCTGTTCTGACAACAACAATCCGCAAGCTGTGCCTGCAATGCGTTCTGACCCTGCATCAGAGCCACATTAGTTGTATTAAACCCCTGCTGTGTCTGGTATCCAAGATTGCAGATAGCGTTATCAACACTATGGAAACCATTCATCAGGGTTGTGTTCTGTGCATAGAAACCATCACACATACCGTTGGAGATACCATCCAGTTTGCCAATGATAGACTGTGTATCAAAGCCTCTCTGAATATCCGCCTGTGTAGCTGCTGTTGCTACATAGCCGCCGCCATTGCCGCCGAAACCGCCGAAACCGTTATTGCCCCAACCGAAAAGCAGAGCGAAAACTACGATTATCCACAGCCAGCCGCCATCGCTAAAAGCACCGTCATTGCCATAACCGCCTGTTGCCGGCATTACAGGCATAGTAAAAGGTGTATTGTTTGTAGAGTTGAACATATTAGATTCCTCCTTTTGATTGATTATTTTTTATTCATAAAGAGGCACCAAGGTTTTTGCGCGCAACCTCTAATATGTCTTACATTCCAAACTTCTGTTTCATTTGTTGCATCATTTCATCTGGGTTTACCCCTTTCTCTTTGCAGAGGTTTCTTGCCATCTGCTCTACGCCTTTGACATCCCCATTCTGCATCATGTCAATGGCATTTTTCGCCATAGGGTTTCCCATCACTTGACTATTGTTCATCATGCTTTGTAAAAACTGTTGCGGATTCTTTATGCCGCTAAATAATTGAAGCAAGTTTTTCATTCTGCATCAGCCTTTCTCTTTGTCGATTGTGTGCTTGATTTTGGTGTGGTTTTATTTATGGAAACCTCCAACTGCTCTAATCTTTCCGACAGTTCATCAAATCTATCCATAAAAGCCGAAACTGTACCGTCCGACAAGTCAATTTTCAAATTCTCTTTGTTTTGGATTTCATTTTGAGGAACAGTCTCATTTATCGGCTTGAAAATTACGGTTTTGATTGTGCCGTCAGCGTTCCATGACTTAGCCAATATTGCACTCATATCCTGCATTGGAAAGAACGCCGCCGAACCATCCATAGGTACGTCATTTGCTGTTATCATTTCCACAGACTGTACCACTCGACCATTTATGCCGCTCTGTAACTGCTGCTGAAACTGATTTGCGGTCTGCAATGGCTCTATCTGTTGTTGCTGCATCCTCGGTTGTTGGAAGTACGGATTGTACCCATACTGCTGATACGCTGGTTGGATATTATAGTTCATGCTCTGATAAGGATTTGGTTGCATAGTCAATTCCCTCCTTTTCCAATACCTCTTGCACCGCCCGAACCATAACGGACTGGTACGTCAGAGGTATCTTCATTACATCTTCCCTACTGAAAATTTTTTCTAATACTTCGTCTGAAAACATTTTCATCATCCTTTCTATAAATATATTTTCGCATAAAAAAAGAGCCAAAAGTGTCATCTTTCGCTCAACTTTCTGTCATATATTTTTTGTTTTGTATGGGGCTTTTCTACACCAATCTTACACCACTACACCAATTTTACACCATTTTTCTGAAAGTTATTCATTGGTTTTGAAAAGTTATTCAATATTTACCATTTTAGTATGAATTGCTCAAAACCATTGAAAATAAAGTTATTCCAGAGTTTTTAAAGTTATAACAAGATATTTTTATTTGAATAAAAATTTCAATATCATTTCATTCCCAAAATGTATATACTTATTAAAAACATTGATAAAACAAGGTGTTCTATATATATTTTTTTATTTCTACACCAATTTCTACACCAATTTTAAGTTTTTTTCTATTGTTTCAATTTCTTCCAACTTGGATTTATCTGTAACATGAACATACAAATTCATCGTCATTTCGATTTTGCTATGACCTAAAATTGCTTGGAGCGTTTTTGGGCGCATACCATTTTCTATGCATCTCGTAGCGAACGTGTGCCTAAGCAAGTGAATTGAGAAATTTCTCATCCCTAACCTGCCGCAAATAGCATATATTCCTTGGTTGTACGCTGACTTTTGAATTAAATTTCCGTTTTTATTCAGAAAAATGTAATCAGCATACTGAATTGAAACAACTTTGTTTTGAGAATCCTTTTCTTTTTGATTATATAAAATATTGATAGCTTCTTTTGTGAGTGGTATTTCCCTGCACCCGCTTTTTGTTTTAGGTTCTCCGATTACAAATCCTTTCTTTGCGACCTCTGACGCACTTCTCTGTATTTTTATTTTTCGATTTTTAAAATCTACGTCAGACCATTTTAATGCAATCAATTCTCCGACTCGGATTCCAGTTTGCAGTACAAGGGCGTACCCATTATAAAACGATGATTTTTTCGCTTCCGTTAGGAACGATTTTTGTTCATCCACAGTAAGAGCTTTTCGCTCTTCTGTTTTTTTACCTCCAGTTGCCTTTACATTTCTGCTTACTGGGTTTCTTTCGATTAAATAATTTTCGACAGCACACTCAAAAACGCTCCACATTAAATCTCTGTGAATCTTAATGGTAGATTCCTTGTGCCCTTCGTTCATCATATTTAACACTTTTTGACAGTGAATCGGCTTAATATCTTTAAGCTCCATTCCACCGACAATCGGAGAAACAGAAAAATTCCACATGCTCATATAGTTTCTTCTTGTTGTAATTCTTATGCTGTTCCCTTTTATCTCGTTTATCCAATACTCAAACCACGCATTGACCGTTGGAGAATCAGAAAAGAAAACATCCCCATGCTCATCCTCAAATTGTGCATCTGCCATCCACGCCCTGCACTCCTGCAGCTTATGAAAGTATTTCTGTTTTCGTTTTCCAGACTTCGTTGTAAATCGACCCGTATACATTCCGTCTTTTCGTTGGCTGATACCAACGCCTAATTCTTTTCCCTTAAGGTCTTTCCCCATTCTATTACACTCCTTTCGATTTGAGAAAAGCCCCATACAGTTTCATACTACCATACGGGGCTTTACGTTGTCTACAATTCGATACTTCCTTCAATGAATTTATCAAATTCCTTTCTTTTGATTAACTTTTTTGTTCCTACGGTCAGAACAAACGTGCATCTTGGATTGTTAGCCAATTCCCTTATTCTTGAAGTCCCGATACTGCTATATGCGGACGCTTCATCAATCGTCATTGTTACTTTCTGCCAAATCGGCACTTCCGGCTTCGACATATCCTCAATCCTTTCCATTTTCTTATAAATCTTCCTCAAAATACGATTTACCGTAGATGATGATATTTTCATCGTGTCCGCTATATAATCAATAGGGGAACCGTTGCTGGACAGTTGAAATACCATCATCTCATCCTCGGTAAAATTGGCGTTCTCTATAATTTTTCGCAATTCTGGCTTTGTCAAATTACGCAAAGCCACTTAGGAATACCTCCTTTATGTATTCTCGTTAGACCAAAGCAATTTCTTATTCCCTTTCTTGTCGGTCTGGAAAATGGTATCCTCCGTCATTTCGATTCCGATTTCAGCCTTTACTACTTCCTCAATATCATCAAGCGAAAGGTTCTTGTCTCCTACATCCGCCCATAATCCTTCAAAAGCAACTAACGCTTTAGCGCAGCGTTCTGAACCGAATCCGAATTTATCATGCAGGACTAGCAACATAACCAGTTCCATTTGAGAAGAAAGCCCTCTATCAATGATTTTCTGCATATTTTCAATAGCTTCGTTCTTCGCTTCTTCAATGATTCTTTTCTGCTTCTGATACCGCTTTTTCTTTTCAATCTGATTCAGATTCATCTTTCACACCACCCTCGTAAACCGCAGAAATGAATTTGTCTACCCTTTTCTGCAACTCTGGCGGAAGATTTTCGTAAAAGTTAATTTCTTTGACTTGGTATCCGCATCTTTCTTTCATTCTCTCCATAGCCTTGATGGCAAGAAATACACCGTTGATGGCTACATGATATGCAGCCGGCAGTCCGCTTTCTTCATCTCGCGCGTCATGGTCTTTCTGGTAAGATACCGTGTGCCGCAGTAGGGCGGCTAACAATCTGTCATCAGAGATATTTCTCCATGACTCAATACCTTCAACACCGTATTTTTCAACGGCAAATTCACGCACTCTTGCTAATGGCTCTAAAATCTCCAATGGTACAAGGTTGAGCTGCGCTTTTCCTTCATCGGATTTTACGATTGGCGTTTTCATAAATCTTCCTCCGTTCTGGCTCTTATCTGATACTCATTGCTTTTATCTTCTCCAATTCTGCATGAACGGTGTCCATAACAGAATCATCCACTACTCTTTCTTTCTTCTCTCTGCCCTCAATCAGAAGTTTGCTCTTTTCGTCAAACGCTTCTGATAGTTGTTTGATTCTACCCTGCATTTCTATTCTGGCAGGATTTTCATTATTAGAAAGCAAATTCTGTGCTTCTACGGGCAACTTTTCACTCTCATCTTTCTGCATCAACACCAGTCTGTATGACCTCTGAAAATTGCTCATAACTACGGTTTCATTATATTCTTCATCCGTAGCCCAAATATGTAGCTGTTCTGGCGTTCCGATTGCACGTTGAATGATTGTAGGAAGTTTCAAAAATTCCTCGGTATATCGGTATCCGCTATTTCTGATTGCCTTGCTTACCAACGCCCACGCTTCCATTTCGTTCAATTCCTGCGGCTTGCTGACAGAATGAACCATGTCAACCAACTGCCCTATTGTCGGTGCAAATCCGCTTGTGTCGGACAGGATATAGGATTTCAACGCAACGGAGATTTGCTTGTATGAATATTCCGATAACATCATATTCCATACATCTATGGTCTCCGAAAGATTGCTTGGCTTGAAATTTGCAAAGCAGTCACATATGATACGAATGATTTGTACCGTTTCTTCACGCTTCAATGTTGCTCACTCCGTTCTCAATGACAATCCAAATACCACTTTCTCCATCCTTCTCATACATAAAATCTGTTTGATATCCAGCAGATATGAGTGTTTTCATGTAAGAAAAAGCTTCTTCCGCATCTTTGCATTTTATGGTATCTCCAACCTTTAAACTTTGCCCCAATTTATCTCGCCTCCTGTCGCAACTCCACTATTCTTCCCAATTTTCTCCCAAACAATACCTTGATAGCCGCTTGAAATGCTCTCGTTTATTGCCGTCGACACCGCTACATCTCCGTACTGTGTTGACTTTTCCGACACTGTTTTTAAAAGCGTCCGCAAACCTCTTTCTTTGTACTTGAAATTTCTTTCTCCCTTGTATGCAATCCAATCCTGTACCGATTCCAACAAGTAGTCAGAAATACCAAACTCTAAAATCATGTCATTCAGCATATCCGAATAGGACACTTTCTTTTCGGAAACAGAAAGAATGTTTTTCGGTCCTTCTTCCGTCCGGCAATTATCCGCGCCGCTTCTGACTTTGCTTACCGTATCCATAACGTACCGTCTAAAATCATCGGACTTAATATGCTTTGCCACATTCTCAACTCCTGCAAGCGTTTTCTCTGATTTGCTCCAGTTGTACTTATGCCAATTCAGAATCAACACTTCCTTCGTTTCTGCACAGTACCGAATCACGCCATGCACGTTTTCAAAACGGCTAATCAATCGTGAAATTGTATCCTTCGTGTATCCTGTATGGTGCGACATTTGATTAAAACTTACCTCATAGCATCCGCAGATATTCGTCTGTGGGTTTGTCAGAAGATAAGCATAGAAATACTTATCCTCTGGCGTGAAATCGTCCTCGACCTTATTATCAGTCCAAAACGATATATGCAAATTCCTGTATATTGCCATAAACAACACCACACTCTTATTTATTTTTGATTTTCTCGTCAAGATTCATCCTTTGTCCTTCTTTCTTTCAAATAGCTATAAACACCATAGGGAAACCAAAGGGAAACAATCCATAAAAAACAAATAATCGGTTTCCATACGTTTTGTGTATAATCTTCAATGATTATGCTCAGAAAAAGACCGTACCCTATCATTACGTACACGATTATCAAAATTGCCAAAATAACCATTCCCATCACTTCTTCCCCTTCCTTCTCTCCAGCTCCGCTTCCGCCTCTCTCTTCGTAAAAAGCAGATTTCCGTTGTCACATGGATTCCAATCGTCAGCATATTTAATGCCTCTTGTTGATACATCCTGCACCTTGTGCTCGCTGATATAAAAATAGTGGTTCGGTACGGTTTCTTCGAGGATTTCATACACCGTATCTCCGACCTTGCAGGGCAGCACCAACAGCCGCCCCTGCTCTTCCAAGTCCTCATAATATTTGAGTTTCTCTCTTAACTCCGCCATAGCCCAAAGATTCTGATAGAAAGTGGCAATCAAGCCTCTTTGTGTGCATATACCGTCCTCTCCGATGTAGCAACCCATCCAATCATCGAAGTCCTCATCTGATTCAAAAGACACCGCATCTTCTGTCATTTCTTTCAGCATTCCCTTTGCCAACTCTCTTGCATCAATATCTATCTCAAAATCCCTATATCTGGTATTGCCATTTTCATCAATGTAACAACAGTTATGTGCCAGACTGAACATACCCATTTCTTCTAAGTTATCCATTGTCAGCCTTTTCATTTGTTCTGCTTCAATCCATTTCTCTTTCATGTTCATTCCTCCTTCGGCTTATCGCACCGTTCAAAATCAATCACCCAAACCCAAGGATTAGCGTCCCATCCGTAACGGTCAATGTCGGATTTCTTGATGGTTGAATCCCACAGGTCATGATACATCCCTTTTACAAACTCTTCTCCGACATATTTTAAAGGTTCTTCTTCAATTCCTTCTTTCACACACCCTTTTCCGTCAATATCCTGCAACCGCTCAACTCGAATATCTGTAACCTTCAGCCAGATTCTCGCTGCTTCTTTCGGCATGTGAATGGATGGTCTCCATAGCACATAATCGTGTTTCACCCCATTTTCATCAACGTATGTATTGAACAGAGTTATATCTGTTGCCGCATAATAATATTTCCCTGTTTCTTCGACAGGTTGTTCATTATCATCTAATTCATATAAAAACTGCCATGTTTCCCGAACATACAGAATGTCTCCCTGCTGGTACGGTAATCTAAAAAATTTTTCGCCATATTCATCAGCATACACCCCCCTGCAAGATACACAGCCTTTTGGTGTAAACATGGTATACCCCCACATCGCATCATCAGGGATAGCACCTTTCACAATCCGCCGAGTGCAAGTCTTTTTCCCGTCTAAAATCGCCCGCACCATTTCGGTATTGAATAAGATTGGTTTAATCGCCATCCGCTTCACATCTCCTTTTCTCCAATGCCGCTTCTTTTGGAATAACATAAAAATCATTCAATAATTCTTCAATATGTTCCCCTGTCCAAACAGGCGTATCTTTCTGTTTTACGGAAGTGACATACCAATCATATAAAGTACTCTCGTCCATGGCTTTCTCTAAATCGACTAATCTTTTTTCATATTTTCCAACCTTGCACGGCAGCACCAACAACCGCCCCTGTTCTTCCAAGTCCCTGTAGCGTTTCAGTTCCTCCAGCCAGTCAGCCTCCTGTTCAAATCCCTCCGCAGTACGTTTACACGCCCTTGCTTCCGCCCCGAAATCTTCTGCCGGAGTATATCTTCTCAATCGGTTTACTGTTTCTCTCAACCGGTTAATCTTTTCTTCAAGCGTCATATTCATCACTCCAATCAATCGCCTGTCCGCAGTTAGGGCAAATCATCTTTTATATTTAATTTCTTTTCCATCTTTCATCAAAACAACGATGGTATCTGGATAATTTTTATAGGTTTTCTCGGCATGATACTTGTACTCTTTAATACCTTCTGGTTTAACATGATTCTTTTCGCACGCCAGACAATCCACTTTTAATTTGTATTGCGTGTTGCAAATTTCACACTGGTACAATTTACATTCCTTCATTGTTTTCAATCCTCCTTGCAACTTGGGCAGAAATGCTCCCATTCTCCCTCTTTCTTGTCATAGTGCCGTTTCCAGCCGTTGTATTTGATGCCGTGCTGACATTCGTTGAAACTGTCATATTCATCCGAATATTCAAAACAGCAGTCGCAGACGGCATGGTATTTATTGGTTTCTTTGTTTTTCTCAATCATTTCTCCACCCTCATTCTTTTTGCAATTTCGTATATTACCGGCACCGTCACGCCGTTTCCTGCCTGTTTATACAACTGACTGTCACTGTTTATCAATTCAGCCCTATCGAAATATTCATCCGACCATCCTTGCAGCCGGAAACATTCTCTAGGTGTCAGTTTGCGGATAGCAATATAACACTGATATTTTTCGTACCAAACGGCATACACGGTAAGAACATCAGATATTTTTACAAACAAACCATCTTTTTCTTCGCCCTCTCTCACTTTAACAGCAAGCAAATTATCTTTCTGGACGGTCGATAGGGTGTTAACTATCCCATCTTCTCTTATCTCGCTTTCAAGAAATTTATGTCTGGAAATATCGATTTTTCCTGCTTCATAATCTTTCCGAATTTTCTTTCCGTATTCCGCCCTGTCAGGCGTTAATACAGGAACGCATACACCGCTTACTTCTTCTTTTCTGTTGCAAACACCTTTGTTATATCTCGCTTGCAAACAAAACGCCTTATCATAGATTTGTATTCCTGCACTTTTTGACATATCGCAGAAAATAGGGAATGCTGTATAATGACCTCTACCGCCACCTTGCCCAGTGTCTAACGCTTCTGTTATCCCTTCCGGAGAAAACACTTGCATATTCCTGCTGAATCCTTCTCTGTGTCCGATTATTTGAACACTATTTTCTCTGTCTGCTCTTTCGATAGGAAATACTTTTGCGGTACTTCTCCCTCTAAGATGTCCGATAATGAAAACTCTTTCTCTGTTCTGTGGGACGTAATCGGCAGAGTTGACAACTTGCCACTCTGCATCGTACCCGCTTTCATCCAGTGCAATGAGAAGTTTAAGGAAGTCCGCTCCCCCATTAACGCTAAGTAAGTTTTTAACGTTCTCAATGAATAGGTATGTGGGTCTATCCTTTTCTTCGAGGTCTTGAACAAGTCTGATAACTCTGAAAAATAAGCTGCTTCTTGCTCCGTTAAAGCCAAGCTGTTTTCCGGCAACGCTGATGTCTTGACACGGGAATCCGAAACACCAGCAGTCTGCTTTTGGGATGTCCTCGGCGAAAATCCGTCTAATGTCATTTGCAAACCATTCTCCATTTCTGTACTCCTCCTTTCCTGCCTCTGCCACTCTTTTATTTTTTGGCAGCATATCTAAATAATCTCGTTGGATTTCAGTCATGGTGTGCATAGCTGTGTAGCTTGCAACTGCAAATTTATCAAATTCACAAAACCCGACACATTCATGTCCTGCCAATTTCATCCCTCTCCGAAATCCGCCGATTCCAGAGAAAAAATCAATGAATTTCAAGAATCATCCCTTCCTATTCGTCCGTAAATTTCAATTCCTTTTCCTTTGGCGAAACCGTATTCTTGATTTGCCCCTTTCCATTTCTGTAATCTTCTATTGCCCTGCTAACTGAATCTTTCCCGCAATCGCTGCTATCGTACCACTCAACCGCCTTAAAAACAGGACTGAGCATTTCGTGAAGCGTTTCAATTCTGATTCTGGCTGATTTGATATACTCGACTAATCTCCTCACATCCTTTGCCACATCTTCATATCCACTCGAATTAAGGTAGTCATCCATTTCTTCTAACAATCTAATACTTCCATACTGCACAAGCTCGTCAACTTTCATTAAGTATAGATAATTCCAACTTCCGCTGCTCATTGTTATTCGCCGCCTTTCATCAATTCTATAAATTTCTCATACTGCCGTTCTGAAATCTTATTGCCCCTCTTATCCGCTCTAATTTCGATTGTGAGGTGCTTTTCTGCAATATGTGATAATTCCTTCGCAAGATTCTTTCTGCCCTGCTGTACGCCTTGTGAATAGGTTTTAGGCTGCTTATATTGCCCTGTCACAAGCTTTCCTATTGATTGGCTACCTGCGGTCACGTTATACATTTGAAATCCGTCATCTGCGAATGACTTAATCGTTGCAACCTCTCTTTCGTCTAACTCGCTCTTAGGGCAAGTTTTAAATGCCAGTTTCCAACCATGCGGATTTTCGCCACTGTAAAATCCATGCTTTTTAAGACTTAATGCGATATGGTCGTACTCACCCAAATGAGAAGCGCACCTCTCGCACAAATTGATTGCTTGACCGCAATACGCCCGACGAATTTGCGCCTCATCAGTCCTATAAAACACATAGATACCGCTTGAATACGGAATGTTCGGGCAGATTTTTTTAATTCTGCCCTCTCGTTCTGCCTTAATTGCATATATCTGTTTATAATTTGGCTTTCCCATTATTGTCACCTTTTAGTGGAGTGGTTAATATTCTTTCGATGTCCCACCCCAACTCCTTTCTGTGTAATAGACAATGAGGAGTAACCCCTAATCTTTCTGCCCATTCAACAACACGGAGTTTTTCTCCGTTATATTCCCATACTAGAGAATTTGATATATAAATCTTACCGACTTTTCCGATTAACCTCTTTTTCAACTCTTTCAAATTCTTCATCAGATATTCCGAATATCTCAATATAGTCATATTCCGGTGCGAACAACACCAATATATTGTCCTTCTTATAAATAGGCACCATAAAATCGCCTGCAATATTCGGAGTATCGAACATTTGTATCCCTTTTTCAAAATTCTCTTTCAAAAAAACGATTAAATTTTCTATTCTCAAAATCAGTCTCCACCTTTCTTATTTTTTAAAACGGTAAATCGTCATCAGAAATGCTTTCGTTCACAGGGTAAAAACCGTTTCCGTTATCCTGCGGCATTTCATTTTTGCCCTGCTGCTGTGTGTTTCCGCTTGCGGATTTTTTCTCCATAAACTCAAAGGATTTGACAAGGAAAGAAACCTGTCTGACCTTGTTTCCTTCCCTGTTTGTGTATTCATCCTCTTTGGCTTCGCACTCGACCGCAATTTTCGTACCCTTCTTTACAAACTGCCCCATCGTTTCTGCCGTTTTGCCGAAAGCTGTTATGTTGAAAAAATACGTTTTCTTCTTTTCGCCGTATCCAGATTCTACGGCAAGGCTCGTGTTCCCGACCGCCAACGGATTTGCGCTTTGCGTATACCGCAGTTCTATGTCCCTCGTGGTTCGCCCAATGAAAATGCACTTATTCATAGTTCCCTCTCTTTCTTTCCGCTCTGCGCTTTTGCAGATAGTCTTTTCTCCTATAATCTGCCTGTCGCTCTATGTATACCTTCTTTTGAATCTCCCTTTTGTTTTTCTTATGGTTTTCGCTCCAATCACCAAATTTTTCGCAGGAAGAATGGCACCCGACAAATCTTTCTTCGCACTGATAGCAAGGACAAATGCCATCCTTTCCTTTAATGTCTGCGTTCAAACAAAAACAAACCTTACCCATTCCTTAACCACCACCCATCATTACGTTCTGCAACGTAAACATTCGCCGCAGGACACGCTTTTTTCATACACTCGATGAATTTATCGGAATCGGCATTATCGGCTGATAAATGGCACATTATGACGTTGTGCAAGGAATCTGAATTATTCGCCTTTGCAAACTCACAAGCTGTCCCAATCTCCAAGTGACCGCCGAAAATATGATTCTTTTTCCCTTCGTTATCTGGATAAATCATATCCTTGTCATAATTCACGCCGAGAAGAATATGGTTAATATTTTTGAACCGCCATTTGACAATGGCTGTATCCGTTATATAAATCATTCTCCCCATTTCCTTGTGTTCAATAAGGAAACCATAACAAGGGCATTCCGTTCCGTCTGCATCTGTGTGTGTCCATCTGCCATCAATCGTTGTAAGGTCAAATGCCTGTATTTTGAATCCAGAATACTTTTTTACAAAAGTTTCTGTATTTTCATACGGCTTGAAAACAGGAATCCCCATTCGTTCAAAATCCTTGACCGATTTTGAGTGGTCGGCATGTTTATGTGTGACAATCGCACCGATAACATCGGAAATTCTCCACCCGATTCCCTTCTTAATCTTCTTTTCGTTCTCCCCCAAGTCCAAAAGAAGAATCTCTCCTGTGTCTGCAATTAGTGCATGGCAATTTCCGCTTGAACCTGTTGCTATCGTTTTTAACAGCACTTTCACACCTCCTTACGATTATTCAATCCCATCAACATGGTATCTTCCTATTGCAATACATTTTAATTTCGTCAAGAACAACCTCCACAACATCCATGTCTCACGCAAGAATTAAAAACAAAATCTATTTCTATTGCATACTGACGGTATTGTTCCGGTAATTTGTTTAAGTATATTTCCCATTCTCCTGAGTGTGAGCGATATTCTTTATCTATCCATCCGCCAGAGTGCCAAAACGAATCATAATTAGAATCATTAAATTTTGATGTTTTCAAACAATAATCCTTATAATCATGACCGAATTTAACTATTTCGCCGTCAATTTTTAAAGTCAATACCCCTCTGCATAAATTAGGGAAAGAACCTGTATAATTGACAAATTCAACATGTTCTGTTTTTGAGATATACTCTGTATTTGTATCGGCTATCATCATCACACCTCGCTATCCTGCGGAAATCTAAAGACCTTAGGCAGAATAAAAGCGAATGGCTGAACATAGAAGTCTGCCATTGCCATAGCGCCGCCGTTTCCAAAGAAATACCTTTCGTATTCCGTCCTCAATTCTTCCATAGCCTTTACGGCTTTTTCTTCTGTGGAATATTCTCCCATTACACAAAAGAGTCCATCGACATTTGTCAGCGGCCTTGCGATAACTTGCCAACTGTTTCTTGCGTGTGTCGAGATTGAAACAAGTTCATACGGCAAATCAACTTTTCCATCCTGACTAATAATTCTCATAAATCATCCCTCCTGTACAACTTCCCCATCAATGATGTTTTCGTCAAAATCAACGGCATTTGCACTTTCCACAACATCATCCTGTGTCTGACGGTATGTATCGTCCAATTCAATTTGTGCCTGTCTCGCCATCTGGTCATAATCCTTCGGATATTTCCTTGTGGCATTGTTGCACATTTTCCGCTGAATCATGCTTTCCGGTGTATCAAGCCATGCGCCGCTGATAAAAGGTCTTGCGACTTCACATTCCAACATATCATCAACTGTGCTGCACGCTCTCAATGCGTTCAAAATTTCATCCTTCTTTGCCTTGATTTCCTTTTTCTGCTTGTCCGTAGCCTTGTATCTGTCCTCGCAGATGCCGAATGTGGCGTTCATCATATTTTGCTTCACGTGTGCCAACAAATTAACCTTTACACTTGCCCTATCAGCTGTCAGATATGTTACTGTTCCGTCTGTCAATTTGACTGGATATACCACCCGAACCGCTTTATCGGACAAACCTTTTTCTTCCCACTCTGGCGGTGTTAGTTCCAAGCCTTTATGTTTGGGTGGAATGTATGTATCTCCTTCCTTAACTACCCAGTACGGATAAACACGCTCAACATCTTTGCCGTAATGAGAAAGAAGGGAATCATATCCTGCACCCTCGATACCCATTTCAACAACCTTTACCCACTCGTTCCCACGCTTTACATTTCTAAGCTGGAAATAACATTCCCTCGGATATGCCGCAGGGTTCAATTTCAGCCCTGCACAGTTTTCAACGATGCCCCTCAAGTTGCTTGTATCGAGAGAGTTCATGTTCGCTTTGCCGTCATTCTTTACAAGGTTGTAAATGCTTCCAACCGCCTCCATGGCACACTTTCTGGAATACTCGTCAAAAACAACGCCGCAAGCCGCATAATCTTTTGCAATCAACCCTGTAATTTCGTTGCTCCACTGACTTAGTGCTGTTGTGAATTCCTTCTTTTCTGCTACCTGTGTATTTTCAGCCATAATTTTCTTCCTCCTCTAACGGTCTATTCCAACATTCTTCGCATTCTTCTGAACAAAATCGTTCTTCCGTATCTAAAACACACTGTCTATTTTCTGCGTATCCCAAAGAATAAGGGCAAATTTCTGGAAATTTGTTATGTATCAGTTCTGCTTTCGGATACTTCTCCAAGAAATCCTGCAAAATCGTTTTTTGAGGATGTTCCGCCGACCATTTTTTCACGATGGAAATTGCTTTTTCTGGATACTTTCGCAAAAAGATACCGCATCCTTCCGATTGGTCTGGTCTGCTTCTCCATATCGGGCAGACGTTACATTCACATGTTCTACAGATTCTATCCTTGCATTTCAAAAACTCTATCGCTGTCATTTCTGCCATTCTTTTCTACCTCCGCGCACAATTCGTATGTTTTCTCAAAAATATCTGGCTTACAGGGATAGAATTCGCCTTTAATGCCTTTAATGACGAAATCTCCTGCCGAAATCTTATGAAGTCCTTCGAGAGTTTCAATACATATTGCACCACTGTCAACAACTAAACTTTCACCAACAAATGCACTAAGCTCTAACAAATCTCTGCCATCCCACTGCATAGCCTCAATCACTACTGGTTTCTTCCTGTATTTCACGTTTTAGTCCTCCGATTCCACAAATTCCCCACCTGTCAGTTGATACCATGTGTCAGCCTTTATTTTTTCACCATCAACAACCATCACTTTCCATTCTTCGACTTCGCAACTATTCTTATTCTCCTCGGCAACAATGATGATAGAGCCAATTCCGCCCTTTGCTTTTACATGATTGCCTCTTACTGCCCCAATACCATTTTCGCCGACTGAAACACTTCCTCTACTTGTTGCGGCCCCGCTATCTCCTGCTGTTGCCTCACCATAATCTCCTGCTGTTGCGGCCCCGCTATCTCCTGCTGTTGCCTCACCACAATATCCTGCTGTTGCCGCACCAAATTTTCCTGCTGTTGCTGCACCAAATTTTCCTGCTGTTGCCGCACCACAATATCCTGCTGTTGCCGCACCAAATTTTCCTGCTGTTGCCGCACCACAATATCCTGCTATTGCGGCCCCGCTATCTCCTGCTGTTGCCTCACCACAATATCCTGCTATTGCCGCACCGCTATCTCCTGCTGTTGCCGCACCACAATATCCTGCTATTGCCGCACCGCTATCTCCTGCTGTTGCCTCACCAAATTTTCCTGCTATTGCCGCACCAAATTTTCCTGCTGTTGCCGCACCAAATTTTCCTGCTGTTGCCGCACCATAATCTCCTGCTGTTGCGGCCCTGCTATCTCCTGCTGTTGCTGCACCAAATTTTCCTGCTATTGCCGCACCACAATATCCTGCTGTTGCCGCATTTTCGTTGGTGCATTCGGTTGTAGTTCTTGACTTTGTGTATTTAATAGCAGCTTTAACAATACCAGCGATTCCGATTTCTGCTCCGATTTTTATTTTTGTTGACGAAACTTCTGTATCGACATTTGACTTGCTTAATGAACCAGACTGAATTACTTCGTGGTATACACTCGTTGCGGGTGGGTAGTGCGAAAAACAGTCAAGCGGATACTCGCAAGCATGGAATCCTGCATTACATACATTCGCATTTTCCTCTTTGTATGTTTCTCCTTCTTCATATTTGAAATTTCTACAGGTCATATCTTTTTTAAAACCTTTATAAGAATTTATTTTTTCTGCCATTTTTTTAACCCTCCATTTCGCACACATTCAGCACTTCATCATCCGTTCTGCGAATAACAATCAACTGACGTTTTACATCTGGAATCCTGTTTTCGTCCAAGGATTCTGTATCATCAATCCAAATCGGAAGGCGAATACTATTCATATCCTGCAATCCTTTTAATAGGAAGATTTCCGCAAGGATTCTGTCTCCATGATTCAATCCGTTAAAGTAATCAACGCCATTCACATTGATTCTCAACGTTTCCTTGATATCTCCGCTCAGTGTTTCTTCGCTCATTTTGATTTTGATAAACTCAAATCTACTGTTTACCATATTTTCCAGAGCCGCATTTTTGGCAATGCTGAAATCCTGCAACATATCAATCTGTCGTTCAACGTCAGCTGTTTTCTGCGCCTGCTGCTTAACGGATTCCTTCAACAATTCAATTCGTTTTTCTGTATTTTCGGTATCTCTGATAATAGCTTTGATTTCAGATTCTTTCTGCGAAAGGTCAGCCTTATAGTTGCTGATTCTCTCCGTTACTTGCCGCCATAAATCGGTTGATTCAAAAAGTTTAGAGGACTCTTCCTCTGCTTCTTTGAGCCGTTTTTCAAGCGTTTTATATTCTTCCGTTTTCTCAAAGCCGATAGAAAGCAATTTTTCAAATTCAATCTCCAAAGACTTTCTTGTTTCTCTTTTATCAAAAACCTTTTCAGCCCATTCATTTGATTTTTTATTAAAATCTAAATACGTATCAGTTTTTGCTTTGATTGCGGATTCAAGAATATCAACCTTGTCTTTAAGTTCACATAAAGTATTTTCTTTTTCCTTGTATAATTTTTCTTTTACAACCTCTATTTCTTCTGAATTGAACCCCCTGCCGCATTTAGGGCAAATATAGTCATTGCCGTACTGCAACCCATCCATTATAGAATGGCAGTTCTTCAATTCAGTGCATTTCGATTTTAATGAAGAAATCTCTCCAAAAACTTTCTCAGCTGATTCGTTGTACTTTGTAACTTTTCCCGAAAAGTTATCAATATCCGCATCGATAGCCGCTATAGATTTTTTCAGATTTTCGATTTTCTCGTTTTTGGCTTTCTTTTTCTCGCCCTCAATGGCTGACATCTTCTTTTTCAAGTCATCAACCAGACCGACAAGATATGTATATCTGTCTATAGAAATATTCAGCGTTTCTTTCAGATTCTTCATACTGTCAATATTTCCGATAATGGTCGCTTTTTCGGATTCTAATTTCTGCAAATCAGAATCATCCGACCTGTCAAGCCTGCGTTGCTCGTAGTCCAATTCTACATTTAGCCTATCCAATTCTCCATTCTCGGCAGAAAGACGTTTTTTCAGCTGCTTCAATACGTCCTCTGTTTTCTTTCCTGCGGTCAGTTCATAAATACTCTGGTATTCTGCATTTTCCTTACAAAAACGCTCCACATCGAATCCAGAAAGACCTTCAATGGCTTTTCTTGCATCCGCAGTCGATTTTTTCAAAGCTGAAAAGAATACCGATGCATTAGAACACATTGCTACCGTTTCTGGTGGTGCGATACTGGATAAAAAATCATTTACTTCCACAGATTTTACAGAAACGCCATCAAGCATATAAACAGTTTCATTTCCGATAAAAACGCCCTTGCGATACTTTCTTTTAGTCACTTTTCTAATTTCGTGTTCAATTCCATCGATTTCCAAAGCAACCGCTCTTTCGATTTCCTTTACAGGCTTTTCCTCGCCGTTCTCATCCACAGGACAAATATTAGTCGGTGCTGCACCATTCGCAAATTTCCCCGTCATAACGTCAAAATAGGCGTTCATCAGTGTTGATTTACCGCAACGGTTCTTCCCTCTGATTTCCGTTTTTTCGGAAAAGTCAACCTCCACATTTTCAGCCCCCATGTAATTTTTAAGGCTGATTTTTTTCAATAATACTTCCGTCAATCGCTCCACATCCTTTTAATACATTCGCTACAACCTACGATTTCTCCGTCATCCCTTTTATAAAGGTATTCATATTCCGTTTCTTGGCAGTGCGGGCATTCTTCCTGCTCTTTTTCGCAGTATCCGCAGCTGTCACATTCATTCTTTATCCCTATCCTGCATGGGTAAGCCATCGTCAACCACCCCTAACATAGACAAAATTTCTTTTGGTTTGATGTATGTATCTGTTTTCAGATAGGCGATAACAGCCTTAACCCTGCCGTTCATTTCCCATAATTCCTGTAAATCGTTTTCTGGTGTTAAAGTCATTTTTCCCATTGATTTTTTCCTCCTTCTTCCGCCTTTTGTATTTTTTTGAATATTCTTTCTTGTAAGCACTTACCTTCTCTTTATTGCTCTCCTGATAAGCGCGCACGCTAGCGATACATCTTTCTCTATTCTTCCAATACCGTTCCCTCGCCTTTTCGCGAATCCTCTCTTTGTTTTTCTCGTAATAGCTTTTCTGGTATGCTTTGGCATATTCTTTGCGTTCTGAATAATACTTTCTGAGGTATTCTTTTTTTCTCAAGCCTGTTTTGCTTCTCGTCATCCCTGCAATTCTGTTGATTTCAGCGTCCGTTACATATTCCTTGCGCGAAAAATCATCACAGATACAATCTGGGTGCGGACATTCAAAACAGTTGAAATTGCATACGGACCTTTTCATTTTTCCTGTCCTCCGTAGAACAAGCTGCCGATTGCGATTGCAATCATAACGCCGCTTGCGAGATAAAACATCATTCGCCCGTCAGCATTTTCCAGAACAAGCACCATGACACAAAGAGAAAGAAGCGTTCCGAAAAACATAGCTGCCCACCGCAGCAGACCACGGCGGATGCAAAACGCCGTCCGTTTCCAATTTCTCATAACCTCACCACTTCCCCATCGCTTTCAAAAAACTGGCTATAGCGGAAACTCTCTGTGTATCCTCCTGTTCTTCTTTTTCGTAGGACGTTCGCTCCGTGACTGTCCTTTCCAAACTCAATTACCTTAATCTTCTTGCCTACAAACAGTTTCTTTTCCGCTGCTTCTCTGATTTGTTCGATTTTCATGTTTTGCACCCCTACCTTTGCTATACTCCGGACAATAATAGCCCTTCCTAGTATCCTGCGTTGCGGCAATGTTCCAAACCTTACCGCAGATATTGCAGGCTACTACTCTTTTATTTGTTGGCGTTCTACGCAGCAACCCGATTGACATTTCCTATCCCTGCCCTTCTTACTTCTTCTGATTAAAAATGGCATACAGGAAAATCAGAATCATTTCCGATGCGATTGTCACGAAAACGCCTGCTACAAATGGATTTACATACATCTTCAATGCCCCCCTAACAGACAGCATAAGTTCAAAACTGCACAGATGAACCAACAAACAGCACAAAACACAAGCAATTTACTTTTTCTTTTTATTGCCATTGACGTATATATTCCGACAAGAAATAGATATAAAATAATTAGAATAACTTTCAACATCATTCCTTTTCCTCCGTATCTTCTTTTTTCTGCTCTGCCATGCTCTCAACTTTGCCCAGGATATAACCCTTGTCAAAATCGGACATCTGGGGGATTGCTTCTTTCAGTTTTTCTACTACCTGTTTTTCCTTTTCGCTCATTTCCTGCACCTCCTTCCTTAAATTTTCTTTCCATTATCGTCAACCGCATAAAGCTCGCTAATATAAGGTTCTCCGTCAATAAAATCTACATCTACAGCAACATGATTATCGTTTTCAAAGTGCAGCGTGATAACATTTGCGGTTCCTCCATAACTACATTCCGCCGTTTGCTCATGAGCTTCTACAAACCGAAATCCTGTTAAAACATCAAATTCATTTAATTTATCAATGGTCATCTTTCTTTCTCCCTTCTATGCGCAATATTTAATTTCGTACTCGGAAACAATTTTTGAAAAAATCTCCCGAAGCTTCTTATCTCCCTCAATCACATCAATTTTTCTGATACTATTGATTGCGGTTTTGGTCGCACCAGAATTTACCATTCTTTGCTTCATGTTTCTAAGCCTTGTGCCTAAGTCGCATCCGGCTCTTTGTTCCAATTCTGAATACAGTTGGGTATTCAATGTTTGAAAATCAATTTTGGAACTAAACTGAACACGTTTAATTTTTCTGTTAATCTCAATCCGCCAATTATCCAGTACAGGTTTAACAGCTTCCTTAATTGTTTCTGTGGTTTCAACTGCCTTTTTCGCTGCTTCATTCGCAAGTGCAATCTGCCTGTCTCGCTCTTTATCTTCCAACTCTTTATTGGCGATGCTTTGAGCCAGTTTTAAGATAAGCTGTGTTTCCGGAGATAATTCCTCATTGACAAGCCGCCTTGTCTTAAAATATCCGTTCACAAGTTGTCTTTGAACCGTCCATGCCAAATCGTCCGTAAATGACTTGACTAACATCAAATATCCCTGTTCTGTTAGCAGAATTTTGTTTGTAAAATCATTGTCGGATATAGGAAACATGCGGCTTGTACGAATTTCGTCTGCACTAACAACGAAATAATCTTCTCCGTCAATAAATCTATTTCTGTTAGAATTAAAATTTCTTCTCGCCGTTCCCTCAGGTCTTTCATGGACCATATCAACATCTTTCAATGTCACAACTCTCTGTCCTCGATATTCCTTTACCGAAATATCAGTATTTTGGATATGAACCAAATCGTTCATCGCACCATTCCTTTCTGTGTTATAATTTCCTTATCAAATGATAAGGAGGTAAATTTATGGAAAAACGAATCATCAAATGTGATAACCTTTCGGAATCCTAGATAAACCAAATCATTTCAGATTATGAAAAATGCGGTTGGCGATTTATCGGTATTTCGGAAGGATTTTCGCTGGACTATCGATGGATTCATTTAGAGTGGTCTAAAGACCGAACTCCGATTTTTCCCGAAACAGAACCCAACAGTTGATTCCTTCCGTATCTGGCGCAAATATTACTCTGTAGGCTCTTTTCAGTAAGTCGTTTCTATCTTTTTCTGTATGCGCTATAGCGATACACTGAATAGAGCCTTTAGAAGTAAAATCCACTATGGTTTTTCCGAATTTTCTTTCTTCCATCGTTCCACCTCCTTCCCTGTTTTGTGGTATAATCCATTTAAAAAGGAGATTTTCAAAATGTTTCATGATTACGATAGAATCAATAAAATAATGCAGAGCAACTTAGATGCCATGTCCCCAGATTATGAAGAAGGTAAAAGCCCTCTTGAAATGATGGAACACCAGACGGCTTTTCTTGAGAAAACATCTCGTGAACTCCGCAATCTTGCTGATTCTGCAAAATCTCAAGCTGAATCTGCCAAAGCAGTCGCGGACAGTTCAAAAATTCAAGCTGATGCAGCCATCGAACAATCCAAATTAGCGAAGGAAACGGCGGAATCGTCCAGAAAATATTCCAACATTTCTGTCATAACATCCATTGTTTCCATCGCAATTAGTATCGCAGCCATCATATTACCCTTGATATTGAAATCATGAAGGCTACAATAGAAACCGCTAATGCAACCAAAGAAAAGTAAAATACTTTTTTCATCCCACCACCTCCTTATTTCGTTTGTAATATCATAATAACGCATTTGCGTTATGAAGTCAATAAAAATTTATTGCATTTGCAATATTTTTGTGTTATTATATTACAAGAAAGGAGGTGTCTACATTGAATGGTGTAAATGAGCGCGTGAAAAAATTAAGGCTATTTCTTGAAATGAATCAAAGTGATTTCGGTAAGAAAATAGGCGTAGCACAGACTTATTTATCTCAAATTGAAAAAGGAGATAGACCAGTAACAGATAAGATTTTCAAAATAATTTGTTTGGAATCTTGGAACGGGAAGTTTGTAAATGAGGATTGGCTCAGAGATGGGATTGACGAAATGTTTGTAAAATCCAAAGATGAGCAGATTTCTGAAATGCTTGGCGAAATCCAAAGAAACGGAAAAGATAGTTTCAAGCGCAGGCTCGTAACGGCTTTGGCTAAGCTGAATGAATCAGATTGGGAAGTATTGGAAAAACTTGTTGATTCTATCGGAAAAGAGTAATAAAAAAAGTCAATGGAAATGCGCAATCCATTGACTTTCTCTTTTTTATCATCCTAACAACGCTATGAGATATGCACGAATCGCCCTCAGGCGGCGCACATCATCAAATTTAGATATTAAATCGATAATTTCTTCACGAAATTGGCTCATTTTATCCGTACATTCTTCATTTCTTAACATAATTTATACGCCCTTTCTACTTTTTCGACATTTTTCTCTATGGACTTTTTATTTTCAAAGTTTACAATAGATATTGAGCGGCGAGAACGCCAATCCAAACGCCGCCCAATAACCAGAACTGCGGCGTACCTGTTTTTTAGGTACAAGCCAATTATACCAGAGGGGAGAAGGATTCCATTGCAGTTGACTACCAAACATTCAGCAAAACTTTCCATTCAACTACAAAATAGAAAGGTGTGTGAACTATGGGGTAAACCCGGGGCAATGTATATCAAATCTCAAATCTGAGTTATGCCGCGAGATGCTTCTAAAGGGGTGGAGCATCGCGCAACTTTCCATCCAGTGCGATTTATCATACAAGGCTATGTATAACATCATCAATGAGGAAACGGAAGATATGCGTTTTTCCACGTTCATTAGAATCTGTGAAAATATCGGTATATCTCTGGTTAAGGTTCTTGAGATTTCCAATTCAGAAATCGTTTCTGACGAAATTTCTAAGGCAATCGTAACCTGTGGCGGCAATCAATATCTATTGAAACAAATACTTTGACTGAGGGGGGCTTTTCAAACAAGCCCCTTTTTCTTTTTTACCTGTATGTTATCCGCTCGATACGGTCAAGGATTTTATCTGCATCCTGCTCTAACTCTGGGAAGTGCTTTACAACGTCAATCGGGTATTCTGGATACTTCCCGACCTCATTCTTGTAAATCTCCCTCGCTGCATCTAAATCGTACCTTTCAGAAAGTCGGGTCAAGATGCAATGATAAAGGTAGCTGTAGCTGTTTCCGCTGTATCTGCACAAGCGGTAAATCCTGCCCTTGTTCCGCTCGTACCAGTCAGATACAATCGGTACTCTGGGCGTGAAATCCTCTGCAAGCGGCTCTTTGTAGTATGGCTCTTTCTGCACCTCTCTGACGCTGAAATATACATCTACAAGCATATCCTGTACCTTCCAAGATAAATCATCTGTAAATGCCTTCACAAGCAGAAGATACCCTCTTTCGGTTATCAGCGTAATGCCCTTGTTAGGAATGGAAATATTTCTATTGTCCGTTAAACGGACATTAGGATTTTCCTTAGGCTTTAAACTGATATAGTGTTTGTTTTCTTCAAATCTTTTTTTGTTTCTATAAAACGCTTTTCTTGCTGTTCCTGCTGGTCTTTGATGTACCGTGTCAATGTCCTTGAATGTTACAACTCTTTCACCGTTGTACTCTCTGATTTGCATTTCGGTGTTTTCGATTGTGATAACATCATTCATTTCGATAACCTCCTTTATTTATTTATTGCCAAAAGGAGGTATACAGTGATATACTTTATATACACTCCTTCTGGCGTGCGGTGGCAACTGTTATTGATTGGTAGTCTGTGGCAGTTACCGCCTTTTTTTATTTGTTTCTTTGATTGTACTGAATTTCAATCCCTTGTCTAATTATTTTAGACCTGTTAGAATTTTGTTCAGCAGCTAAATAATCTAATTTTTCTACCGTCTCCTTATCCATTCT